TCGCTCAGGTTCTCCGCCTTCTCGATCTGCTCGAGGAAATTGCTCCCGAGCATCCAAGGCTCGCGGTGCTTCTTGATGCTTTGAACGGTCATGGTCTCTGCTCCTCGAAGGCCTGCGGCCTCGTGCTTAGGCCGAGCGGCCTTGTGGGTTGATCAGGAGGGTCACGATATCCCCGGCGGCAGCCGCGGCTTCCATGAGCGTGCCGGCGATGTAATCGCCCGTGCCCGCGGCAACGACTCGCGCGGTCGCATCGGGCGTGACGTTCAAGCCCTTTGCGGTGGCGGCCCCGGCGAGCACCTTGGTCACGCCGCTGACCATCAGCTCGGCGGTCTGCCCGGCCGTCGGCTTGTTCTGGAGTACGCCGCAGGTAGCGGCCTCGCCAGCGCCACAGACGTTGACGCCCGTGGATGTTTCCTTCACGAGCTTGTATTGCGCGGCCGACAGATCGGCAGCGGCCACCTCGGAAACCTTGAAGCAAGGGATCTCAAACGCCATGACCTTTTCTCCCGCGCGGATCGTACCGCGCCAATGTTCTCGTCAATCGCTTGTGCTAGCCCGCCGCTACGCTATTGCGCTGCGGCCTGCGCTGCCTTCTGCATGGCTTCCCATGCCGTGCCACCGTTCAGCCCCGCGGAGCCGCTGCGGCCCAGCTCGGAGAACGCCTTGCTCTCTTTGAGCAGGTCGTTGGCGCCCTTGAGCACGCCTTGGATCTGTTCGCAGAGCTTCGGATCGAGATCGTTCAGAGCCTTGAGAACGGGGCCGAGCTCCTCGGCCTTGCCGGGGATCGAAGCGAAGTCGCGCTCGGCCTTGCTGATGAACTCTTTGGTCAAGCGATTGTCGCGCTCGGCCTTGAGGATCTCTTCGGTATTGGTAGCGCGCTCTTCAGCCTTCGCCACCTTCTCGTCGGCTTGCTTGGCGCGATCGTCGGCTTCCTTCCAAATTGCTTGGAGCACGCCACCGAACATGGCGCGTTGCTCCTCGGGCACGTTCTCGAGCGCCTTCTGCACCGACGCCGCGTAGGCGCTCAGGTCGCAGATCTTGGTAACCTTGTTCTTGTCCATGGGGGTCTCCTCGCCCTTCTCGGGCTTGTTCTTGTCCGCCGAGCTGGGGGTGCCCACGAGCTCGGTCATGTGGTCCAGCAACGCCTTAACGGCGGCGTCGTCTTTGAACGCATTGAGCAGCCGCATGGCGCCCTTGACGGCGTTCGCCTGCTTCTCGCCGAGCTTCGCCTTGAGCACGGCGTCGAGCGCGGCCTCATCGGTGAGCTCGGTCTCTTCCAGAATTGCCTTCAGCACTTCGATCGCTTCTGCGTCCATGGTCTCCGCCTTGGTGATCGCAAACCGTTTACGGTTCGCGCCGTTCTTGACCAAACTCACGCCGAGCGTCTCGAGCTTGCCCAGGTTTCTTGCTTGCGCCATCGCTCAGCCCTTCTCGACCAAATCCACGAAGGTCACTTTCGGCATGTCGCCCGGTTTCATCGGTGTGCGCATCCCGAACCCTTCGATGCTGTACGCTTGCAGCTCGCCGCGCTTGTATGCTTGCCACTCGGCATCGCTCAGCCTTGTACCCAGGAGCCACGCGCCCGAATGGATCGTATCGCGCCCGAACTTGCGCCTATACGCGCGATGCGGCTTGCCGGCCATCGCCTTGCTGTACTCGCCCGGCGGGTACTGTTCGATCCAGCTCTCAACCGCTTTCGATTGCGACGGCCCTTGATGGTTCAAGCTCACCACCGGTGAGCGTTGTAGCCACCCGTGGGCCGTGTTCTCGATCTCTGCGGGTGAGATCCAGTCGTTGTGCGCGTCGATCTGGTAGGGATCCAAAACGACCCCATAGACGATCTGCTTTTCTTCGTCCGCCTTTAGGATCGGCACGACCGCGGTCTTCTCGACCTGCTCGGTCTGGACATTGATGCGCCGCGGTCTGGCCCCGGGTTGGCCCCATACTAAGTATTGGGCCCCATCCCGTTTCGCTTGGCGAACTACATCGGCCACCTCGCGCGTCGCTGCGATCGGCTTTTGCTCGGAGGGCTTTTGAATCAGCCAAACCCGAGTGCCAGTCTCAGTCGGCACTGACGAGATCATGTATCTCCCGCGCAGGTGCTTCCCGTCAAGGAAAATCTCAACGGCATGCTCACGCACCACGCCGATCGAGTAGGTACCCGCGTCGATGGCGAAGAGCTTTGCGCTCGTGTTGGCTGTCGCACCGGCACCGCCAGGCGCGACCACGAAGGGCTCGCCGCGCCCAACATCGAGCCACGCGGCGGGCTGCGGGAGCTTCGAGACCAGGCGCACGTTCTCCGCGTCACCCGCGACCAAGCGATCGCCCCGCGAGCTGCGGTTAGCGGAAGTCTCGCCGAGCAGGATGGACCACCCGAACAAGCGATCGTCGGCGCCTTCGAAGCGCAGATCCCCGTGCAGGCTGTGATCAGTCTCGAGGAGCTGCGCGTCCGATAGCTCGCGCTCGGGATCATCCAAGCCGCGCCAATGGTGCTGGTAGACGAAGCGCCCGGTGCCGCTCGGGGGGAGCTGCTCCACCCACGTTCGGCGCCACTCCGCATCGGCGCGCTCGGCCTGCGTCTCGTCGCCTTCGTCGAGCACCTTAGCGAGCGGCAGCGCGCGCAGGCTCTTGGCGATCCTGCGCATCTTGCGCGGCACCTCTCGAGAGTTCCCATAACGCGCCACCGCGCTTGGGTGGGGCAGCACGAAGTTCGCGCGCTTGCCCAGCGCCTCGGCCGCGGTGCGGCCTAGTGCAACGACGGTGCGCGGCGCCAAGCGATCCAACTCCGACAGCAACCAACCGCGCCAGAGCACGAGATCCTCGGGGGCCGGCTCGCGCGATTTGCCGACCGCATCGACCAGCACCTCGGGCACCGCGCTCAGCAGCGCGACCTGCTCGCGGGCCACACCAAGGGGCGCCAGGTACTGCTTCGCGAAGGTGCTGAAGGTCTCACCAACGATCAACCTACCAAGCGCACCCTCCACCCGCGAGGGGGCCGCCGTCACGAAGGCCACAGGCGCGCCGACGGGCCCGCAGGGCGCTACCGTCTTCGTCATCTTCGCAATGTGGAAGCTGTCGGCTTTGTCGGCGAAAGCGTGCGCGCGGAACACGTCCACACCCTGCGCCGCGTCGACGAAGAACAGCCGCGCGGCCTGCTCGGCCTCTTCCGCGTTGTGCGCCCACCGAAGCGGCGCGAGCTCTATCCCTTCCGTTCCGGTCACCTGCTTGGCAAAAAAAGTCTCAAGCGCTGCGCGCCGCTCAGAGAAAGGCACCTCGACCACGTCGGTGACTAAATCGCGCGCAACGAAAGTGCCGCGCCGCCCATCCGGGCGCCATCCCCCGTGGAGATTTGCCCCTTCCGGCAACCCCGCGAGAGCCTGCGCGAAGCTCTTGGCCGCGGGACTCTCCGCGCAAATCTGGTGTGGCTCCGGGTAGAGCGTGGTCGGCACGATGCCCACCGGCCAGCGTCCATCGACCCACGCGGCGAGCTCCTCGAAGCCGCCGCGCTTCTGCACAGGCGCCACACCTTCGCACATCCCGCCCACGGGCTCTTCGTCGCCGCAGACCAGACAGCGCGGGTGCCCGTTTGGGTGCGTCCACTCCGCGGCTTTGAACGGGTGCGCCGCCTGCGCGACCGGCTTGCGCTTGTTTTCCCGGATCTGCTCGGTCTCACGATCGAAAGCCGCTTGCTGTTTCTCAGTCAGCTTCTTGCTGACCTCACCGAGCTCGGCGACCGCGTGGAGCAGGTTGTTCTCGGCCACATCCAAGCCGCGCCGATCCATTTCCTCCGCGAGCCACACCCCCGCATTGACGAAATCTTCGACGGGCTCTTTGCGCCGCTGCGCGCTGGTGAGCCACGCGCTTACGCGCAACCAAGCGGCGCGCAGCGCGTCATCGGACAACGCGCGCGCGGGAGCATCTCCCGCCATGAGCATGGGCAACGCCAGCTTCTCGAGCTCACTTGGGCCGTCCGCGCGGGCGCGAGCGCGCCCACCAGAGCGCGGGCGCGCTTGCGCGTGCAGCATTGCCCACGCCCACGTAGGGAGATGCTCCCGCGCGAGCTTAAGAGCTTCCTCGAGGTATTCCCGGCTCAGTTTTCGCTCAGCCATCACCCTACTCCTGTTTTCGCCGCAGCTTGACCGTGCATCGACACGACGGATGCGCGGGCGGCATCATCACAGCCTCACCTAGGATCGCCGACTCGAAAGGCTCATCGAGCCCCGTAGTGGTCCCGTCGAGCTCGAGACAGATCGCGCAGGTGCGGGGGCTCGGCGGGGAAGCCGACCACTCGCGCTCAACCGCCGGCAATTGCCCCGCATCACGCGCATCGAGCCACGCGAACAGCAACCCTTGGTTTTGCGCCGCGATCGTTTCGGTGCGTGCGATGCGCCGCCCGCGTTGGCGCAAGAGCTGATCGGCGTATTTATCCGACAGCTTGTCTGCGCGATCGTCGCTGACTCCCTGATCGAGCAAGAGCCGATGCCGCCGATCGACGGCGGCCTCTTCGCGCTCGAGCAACCCGACGGTGCGCGTGATAACGGCGACCATGCGCTCGGCCCGCACACCGCGCGCCATCTCTCGCGCCACGACGTTCCGCACGATGCGCTTCGATTCGGTGCTGGTCTCGCGCACGAGCTTCGCGCCGCGCTCTTTAGCCCACCGCACTGCGGCGGGGTTGACCGGCACGACAGGCACGGTGCGCTTGGCCTTCGCCGTCAGCTCCTGCGCCGCGCTTGCACCGGACTCACGGATCACTTTGGCATAGGCTGCCGTGAGCTTCTCGCCGAGCTTCTCCCAGGCGGTTACGCTCTCGGGCTGCGCTTCGTTGAACCATGGGAGTAGGTCGACGATCTCTTCGGCGCGCCCCCCGGCTGCGATCTTCTGCCGCACCGCGCGCAAGACCGCAGGCGTCACCAGGCTGCGCACCGTAGCAGCAAAGGCGGTTGAGAACGCGCCGACGTTGCGCCCTGCGATCGCGTAGGCGTCCCGCAGCGCGGGATCTGCGGGGCGCGTGTCTTGCCACTCTGGCCGCGCCTTGCGAATCGCCACGAAGGGCATCAGGCCACCGCGCCCGCGTCATCCTCTTCGGGCTCATCTTGCTCATCATCCGTTTCCCCGGGGAGCGCGGTATCGTCATCGTCCACCGCGGGCACGGGGAGCTTGCCGATCTCGAGCAGCTTCCGCTCGAGCGGCTTGTTCGGCGTCAGCATACCGGCGGTCGCCAGCGCTGTGATGTAGGCCGCGACCTCTTCGAGCGGCGGGCTCTCGATATCGCCGTGGACGAGCTGCGGGTAGAGCGCGGGCTTCACCCCGTTCAAGTGCATCAGGCGCGGGATAGCGAAGCGATTGAAGATCGACGCGATCGATCCCATGATCGCACCGAGCGCAGCCGAGAAGAGCTTGGTTTTCGACGAAGCGAGCGCGAACGACCCCACGCTATTGGCGCCGAGCACCAAGAACTCGGCCAGCACGCTGGTCAGGATCGTGCGGATGTAGCGCATAACCGTCTCGTTGGTGTCGAGCTGCCGGCGCCCACCGGTTGCCAAGAGCTTCAGCTTGTAACCGGTCGGCTTGTTGTCGGCGTCGAGCTCAGCGGGCACCATGGCGAATTCGCGCTCATCGCGCTTGAGCCCCGCCAACATGCGCTCGAGCTCAGTACGGATCTGCCGTTCCGTCGTGCCCGCCTCGGCCATCAAGATCTCGGTCGGGACCTCCATGGTCAGCAAGCCGGTCATGTCGCGCTCGATGCCCACGGCCTCAATCTGTGAAATACGCTTGAGGTAGTGGTAATCGACCACAGCGTTGCGGTAGATCGAGCGACCTTCTGGGTTGCTCTTTGCCCCCGCGGCCCGAAAGAGCAGCGCCTTCTCGATCGGGATGAAGAACAGGCTCCCCTTGACGGCCGTGGGGTCGAACTGCCACAGGCCGCGCACGCCATTGTCTTGGGGATCGAGCTCCCAGCGATCGAGCGTATCTTGGGACCGCAGCGGCATCTTCCGCCAGCCGATCTTACCATCGTCGAACTTGCTGCGCCGCGACGGGTCCGTTGCGTCAGGACCTTGTCGCATCTTGTAGACCAACTCGAAATAGGCCCACCCATAGGTCAACATCGAGAGGATCTCGAGCAACAGCTCCTCGAAGGTGTGGCTCATATCCTCGAAGCAGCCGTCAACGAACGCGGCCTGCTCACGCGCTTCGGGTGTGTCACCCGCCGGCTCGACGCGCCACTCGGCTTGACTCAAGAGCGTGTCGATGACGAAGGCGATGGCGCCGATCGTCGAAGAGTTGTCCCGCATCTCGCGGAACGTGGCGACCCCGCGCTTGCCTTGCAGCCGCGTCAAGAACTCTTCGTAGATCGTGCCCCCGTATTGCTTGAGGCCTGTGGTCCCGATGATGTTCAGATCAAGGCGTGCGTGCTCCGTCATCACATCTCCCATGGGCTCGTGCGTTCCCCCGCGCCCCCGAGGCGAAGCGGCGAAGGTTTCTTAGGTCGCTTGTGACCGTACAACCTTTTGAGCGCTTGGGAAAGAGTGTCCACCTGATCGTCGTTGGTCGCATTCGGGAAGGTACACCATTCGTCGATCACCTCATGGACCCACGGCGCGATGCTCGGATGGGGCACGAACAGATTGCCAGCCTCGATGATGTAGGAAACCGCGACGAGCCGCTCTTCCTTCGACCCCACAGGCGTGACGGGCACGATGCCAGGGATCTCTTCGCGCACCGTCTCGATCACATCGGAGCCGCTCGCCTTGTCTTCAATCAGCTTCTCGCGGCAGTCCGGCCAGTTCTCGTTCATGCGCCGCGCGGCCGCGAGCATGTCGGCGAAGCCGGTGTGCGCGCGGAAGCGATCGAGCAAGTAGGTGTTGGGCGCCTTGAACCCGAACACGAAGCCCACCGCGAAGCTCTTGCCGGTCTTCTTGACGGGGAAGTCCCACGACTGAATGATGAACTCGAGATCCTCCGGGTACTCGAGCCAGTAGCGAAGCCAAGCGCGCTTGATGATACCACCCTCGGCCGGTGCGGGGCGTTGCTGCCCCTGGCCTGCGTAGCCGTATTCCCCCAACCCTTGCGGGCTCTTTTTCTCTTGCACGAACTTCGCGTTCATCCGTTGCGGCCAGAGCAGCTCGCCAGCTTCGGTGCGCGGGTCAGCGAAGAGCTTGGTCACGCAACGCCGCTCCGGTTCGTATTCCATAGGCAAGCAGAGATGCACGTAGGAATCCCGAAGCTCAGCCTCTTCATCATCGCGCCCGCCGCGCGACAGGATGCGACCGCTTGGATCGTCTTCGTGTAGGCGCTGCATGATGACCACGCGCCAGCTATTCTCGGGCAGCAACCGGAAGCCCAGCGCCTGCGTGCGGTAATCCCACGCCTCGTCGCGAGCACACTTGCTCGAAGCGTCTTGCATCTTGAGCGGATCGTCTTCGACGATGCCGTGAACGTGCTTCCCTGTGACACCGCTGTTGGTCGACGCCCCGTGGCGCTCCCCCCCTGCGGTGGTGTGGTGCTCCATTGCCGTATCGGGTGTCGCAGCCAACCGCGTGCCGGGGAAGAGCGCTTGATACCAGGCGCTCGAAAGCAGCGCCTTGGTGCGCCGCGCGTCGCGCTTGGTGAATTCTTCCGAGTAACTCGAGAACAGGAAGCGCTGGGTGGGGTCGCAGCCCCAGAGCCAAGCTGGCCAGAGCACGCACGCCAGCACCGACTTCATCGTACCGGGCGGGATGTTGATCAGCAACCGCGGCATCTCGCCCTGTGCGACGGCCTGCAAGTGATCGGCGATGGCGTCGATATGCCACCCCGATACGAACTTGGGCGGGCGCAGACCGCGCCGCACGAGAGAGGCGTGCGCATCACCGCCCTCCATGATCTCGAACGCTTGCGGGATGAAATCACGAAAACTGCGCTTGATGATCTCGCGCTCGAGCTCGAGCGCGTCGACGAGGTCTAAGCGTTGCTTGTGGTGCGGCTGCTTCGGTGGCCGCTCTTTTGGCCGCCGACCCACCCTACAACCCGCCGCGTGCTTTGAGCGTCAGCGCACGCAAGGTGCGCAGCTCTTCCATGCTCAGCGCGGAGTAGTCCAGCACCGAAGCCGGCGGGGCGTCGATTGTGAGCTTCTCGATCTCGCTGGGCTCACCACGGTTCAACCGCTCGAGCCTGAGCCCCAGCTCGGCGAGCTCTTTGACCTCGGTCGGTTTGAGCGTGAGCGGCCCGGGCTTCCCATCTTCGGTGCGCGCCTTCTCCGCCGCGATGATCTTGTTCAAGGCTAGCGCCGCAGCGCCTTGGAAGCTCATCGCGAATTCGATATGCCGACGGCGCATGTCTTTGATGGCCGTGATCTCGGCGAGCTTAGTCTCGCGGTCGACCCAAACATCGTAGGCGTGGCAACGCGCCACCCAATCCCAATTGCGCGACCAGCGCTCGAGCGTCGACGATTTCTTGCCCATCTTCGCCGCGGCTGCGGATAACGAGCGATGCCCCGGCCCAAGCTCGCGGTAGGCGACAAAGCCTTCCCACGCGCAATCGGGCTCGGCGCGTTGCCGCTCCCAGGGGCGCTCGGGCTCGAGGGCGGACGGAGGGATGTTGCTGCTTCGCACGACCACGCTTTCTATCCTGCTACGTCTGCGGCGCTGCGTCTAGCCAATCCGCCAAAGCCAACCCAAGCCGTCGAGACATTTGTGGTGGCACACTCATCCCTGCACCGTATTGCGCACGCAAAGCACCGAAGGCATAGTCATCAGGGAAAGTCTGCAATCGGCAAATCTCCCGCGAGTGCAGAAACCGCGGCTCGCTCCAATGGGCAATGTGTGTCGTTGTCACCGTGTTTGCCGGCTTCGCCGAGTCGAGCCGGAAAATATTGAAACACGAGCGACGCCCTATGTAGCTACCTTTTCGCGAGCCAATATAACCATCCCCGAAATTTCCACCCAAGCGCGTTCGGCTCCACAGGTCTTGGAATCTCGGCGTCAACCAATGCAGTTTTTCATCAGGCAAGCAAACACAACCGCTCAAGGCATCTTGCGACGCGATCGGCGGTTCGTCGAAATCCAAAGCAATCGAAGCCATATCCAGATCGCGTCGTCGTGCGATGAAAAAAACGCGCCGGCGCCTTTGCGGAACCCCCATTGCAGCGGCGTCTAAAACGAACGCTTGAGTGTCATACCCTGCATCCGAGAAAGCTGCGACAATTTCAACCACAAAACCCCGAGCCTTCCCGTTGAGTAGCCCCACGACATTCTCACCAACAACAACCCGCGGCCGCAGCGCTTTTGCTAGCGCGATGAAGTCAAAGAACAAAAGATCAAGGCGTTGCTTGGCTTGTCCTTCTGCGAAATGGAATTCTGCGCCCCACTTCTTTTGGCGATCGCCAGACAAGGAAAATACCGAACACGGCGGCGATCCATCCAAGATGTCGACGACCCCGAAGCGTTGCGCAAGTCGATCAGCGTCCCATTGCGCAACCTCCCCCACAGGCAACCGCACCACCTTTCCCTCGCCTAGGTTTGCTTCGTAGCAATCCGCCATTCTTGCATCAATCTCCACTGCCGCGACGACATCGATACCGGCCAAACGATATCCCATGCTCGATCCACCGGCCCCGCTAAAGGTTGAGACGCATCGCAACGGTAAACGTGGTGCAGCATCAAGCTGCTCTAGCCGCCATGGTCCACGCATTGGAGCTATTGCTACCATTGTTCAGAATTTGAATTTACAGCGCGGGCATTCTGTCATCAGATCCTTCTCGATCGCAACGAACGATACCTCGCGGGTTCGCTGCACATCGCCCGTCTTCTCTGGCATGCTTTCCCCCAACAAAGCTGCCGACTCTTTTTCGGTATAGCCAAGCGCGTCGAGCAAACCAGTCGTGCCATGGGTCACTGCATCTTGCGCTAGTTCGGCCATCGCTGCTTGCAGCAACAATGGATCGAAATGCGAGAGCTCACCCGCCCGGTTATCAGCGATGGCGTAGGCCAGCGCCTGCTCGGGCGTCCAGTCCGGGCGCTTGACCACCACGAGCTGCTTGCCGTCGGTCTCGATCACCACGGCCTCGGTGATGCCGGCCGCGGCGGCCGCTTCGAGCGTCCCGTTGCCCGCGCGCACGACGCCTTGCCCGTCGACGACGATCGACCGCGCCGCGCCGAGCTCCCGCACCGATGCCCCGATGGCTTCCTTCGATCGCTCTGGGTGTAGGCGCAGGTTGTTCGGGTCCGGTGTCAGGTCGGTCAGCTTCACTACGCGAGCATTGACGGCGGCTGCTTTTGCCATGCCCCGATCTAGCCTCTGCTCGAGCAGAGTGTCAACCGCGCCGTCAACGGCGCCGTCGAGCGAGAGGCCTTCAACCCATCGGCCCGCTCGAGCGAGAGGCCTTCTCCCCATCGGCCCGCTCGAGCGAGCGCATGGCCGAAATGCCCCCGACCTCCGCCCTTTGTTGCCATTCCGCTCGAGCGAGCGGCCTTTGAACCCCCCGTCCGTTGCCCGCTCCGATTCCCCCGTCCGTTGCCCGGCCCCCTTCGCGCCTTCACCGATCGTAACCGCCGGCCGCGCGGCCGCGGTTTCGCTTCAGCCCGGATCACCCGGATCACCCCGGATCAAACTAGGTGATCCGGGCAAGCGCCGATTCTAGTGGTAGATCGGGCACTATTATACGGCCGAACACACCGGCACAGCCTTTCCTCCACCTCTTACGCGCGCGAGGCTCGAGCGCCATCGGGGCCCTTACCACCACCGGCGCTCGGGCCGCCGATCAGAAGGGTCGAAGGGTAACAAGGGGAGGGGGATCATATTGTATAAAAGGTCACATACAGGGGCTGATCCGTGCTTTTGTGCCGATTTGACACAGATTCTTGTACATTTCGGGGGTGTTTTGCACTTACACCCCCTAAGCCCTCCCTTCACTCCTTTCGTGGCGCCATTTGGCAGCGCCTCGTGCGGTGTGCCGACCGTGCATCGAAGAGGTATCGATGGGGCGTCGCTGGATCCGCTTTGGTGTGCGACCCTCACTTCCTCGAGGCTCAGGCCTTGCGTTTTTTGTTTACATTTTGACCACCATGATCTACGTTGCCGGCCCATGTACGTGACACTCGACCTAGCCAGGAAAAACGCCCTTCGGTGGTTGGGGGCGTGGTACGCGCAAGCCTACGAGAAGAACGCGGAGCCTTTGCGCTGTTGGACGACACGCGATGGGCTCGAAGCGTTGGCGGCTTTGTTGCCGGTGTCCGCGAACGAACAAGCGGCCCCGGCTCCGAAAATGGGGCGGCCTTTGGGTTCGTCACATCTTCGCGGTGCAAAGATTCCGGTACCTTCTATCGCGGCGCGGCGACTACGCTCAAGGGCTACCGCGACGCGTGCGGATTCTCCTCAGGCCTTGGTCTATTTGTTCGCAGATCGGCTCCTGGTGTTGGCGCCCGGCACGCGGGACACTCCAGAGACCGAAACGCTGGCACTGCTTTGGGGCGGCATTCATCGAGCCGTCAGTGAACTTCAAGCGCAGGGCGCGCAGGGTGCGGCATGAGGCCGCTCTGCTTCTCGCTCTTCAACAGTGCCAGGGACAATTGCGCGCGGCCGGAAACGAGGACCTGGGAAGAGTGGATCCCTACGCTGACCGCCCACACCCAGCGCGGTGAGCCCGCGGACGCTACCGACAAGACGCGCCTCGATCTCGCCAAAGACGGCCCAGCCCTCGTGCTGGGGGGCATTGCGCCCGGCGGGAAGCACACCAACGAAGCGGTGCAGGAAGTCAACGCCCTCGGGCTCGACATCGAGAATTGCACCGAGGATCGCCTTGTCGCCGCGTTCAAAGCGCTTCTCCCCTTCGAGTTTGTGGCCTACTCGACGCACAAACACGCCGCGCCCGCGGGCAACCTCGACCCAGCGCTGCGGACGCGCCTGCGTGTGATCGTGCCGCTCGCCAAGCCGCTGAACCCGAGTCGGCACGCTCGAGCGTGGCAGCTCCTCGACCTGCTTACCGGCAAGATCGCGGACCGCAAAACGCGCAACGTCGGGCGTCTGTTCTACCTCCCGACCACCTACGATTTGAGCGTGGCGTGGGCGCAGCGCAATCCCGGGGTGTGGTTCGACCCCGAGACGCAAGCGCTTCCCGAGGGTGCGGTCGCAAGCGGCGGCCCGGGGAGCGACCGCCTGCGTGAGCTCCTGCGCAACATGCCCGGCAACACCTGCACCGATGCCGGCCTGAGCCTCAAAGACGCCGCGCGGCGGGTGCTCGAGGGGGAGCCCATCGCACCGGCGGGCGACCGGCACGAGACCACGCTCGCTTTGACTCTCTGGCTCGTGCGCAAAACCGGTTCGAAGGCCGCGCCGCCCGTCGCCGATGCGCAAGCCGTCTTCGCCGCATCGCTCGCGGCCGCGCGTTTCCTTGATCCCCAGGCCCCGGGGGAGCGCGACCTAGCGGCCGCGTGGGAAGGCGCCGTCGTGCGCGTCGCGGGCTGGGAAGCTGAGCGGCAAGATCAGGCGTTCCAACACCAGCTCGACGCGCTCGGCGCAGGCGCAGGCAAGCTAGGCAAATACGAAGAGGCCGACCTCGCGCGCATCGCGGTCGCGGGAGGCGTGCCCTTCGTCGACGGCGCCGCGGCCCAGGCGCTGCAAAGGCGCTGGATCATCCAAGCCGGCGATCAGGCCTACTATCTGCTCGGCGCCGACGGCAACTATCGCGGCCCCTATGGCGCGGCGATGGGGCGCACCGCGGCCGTCGAGGTACTGGCGCGGGCTCCCGTGCTGCTCAACGAACCCACGCCGCGGGGATTCCGACGGCGGCCGCTGCAAGAGCTTGCCGAAGATTACGGCACCGCGATCTCAACCGTCGTGGTCGACCTGACCGCGACGCGCACGATCTTCGACGAAGCCCACCGCACGATCTACGAGGCGGCGCGGCCGCTGCGCACCGAGCTAGCGCCCCTGTTCGATCCCCAGATCGACCAATGGCTGCACCTGCTCGCAGGCTCGAACCACGAGAAGCTCAACGACTGGCTGGCGTGCGTGCCCGACCTGACGCGGTTGCTCTGCGCCCTCTACCTCTCGGGCGGCCCGGCCACGGGCAAGACGCTGCTCGCGATGGGCCTGGCGCGCTTGTGGTCAGAGGCCCCAGCGCAATTCGAGCTCGCCATGGCGGGCAGTTTCAACGACGAGCTCTTGCGCAACCCGCTGATCCTCGCGGACGAAGACCTCGGGCAATCGCGCTGGCGCAAGCAAGACCTGACGGGGCAGATCCGGTCGATGCTCTCCACGCTCGAGCGCACCGTGACCCGCAAATACCTTCCGCCCGCCGCGCTGCGCGGGGCCGTGCGTTTGGTGCTGGCCGCTAACAACGACTACCTTCTCTCGAGCTCGGGCTCGACTTCGCACCACGACGTCGAAGCGCTGTCGCAACGCTTCCTCTACCTCAAGGTGCCGCAAGCGGCCGCGGATTTTCTGGCGACGGTACCGCGCGCCACCAAAGAGCTGTGGAAGGCAGAAGGCATCGCCCGGCACGCGCGCTGGCTCCAAGCCAATCGGGAAGTGAAGCCCGGGAAACGCTTTTGGGTCGAAGGTGACGTTACGCAAATGAGCCGGCTGGTAACGATCTCGAATGATTGGTCGGCGCGAGTGTGCGAGTGGCTCGTGCGCTTCTTGATCAACCCTGCGCCCTACGCAGCGCGCGCGGATGGCTTGGTGCGCCTGGGCAAGGGGCGCTTGCTGGTCAACGAGCAGGGTATCATCGACGGGTGGAAGCTCTACCTCCCCGACACACGCGTGGAGCCCGAGACCGCGAAGGTGGGCTCTGCCCTGCGCTCGATCTCAGGTGACGAGCGCCCGATCTTCCGCTGCGGCAAGAAGAAAGAGCGCCGCCGGTTCCGCGACATTACGGTGGACACCCTGATGGCGTGGGCTGAGCAGAACGGCCTCGGCGATCGCGAAGCGATGCTCGCCACGCTCTGGGACGGTGAGACGCCCCCAGGCGAGCGCGAGCCCGGCGGTGATGATGAGCTCGAAGGCGTCACAATGCCCGCAATCAACGCGGGGGGAGATCCTTTTTGATGGACCCTCTATCGTTCAAACCATCATGGCTGCTTCTGCTCTTCGCACACCCGAAGTTCGAAGTGCTCGAGAAGCAAGACAACCACTGGCGCATCGGGTTCACAGACGGCTACGGGGCCGCGCACGTTCGGCTGGAAAGAGCCGTGCAGATTGCGCTCGAGTACACCGGGCGGCCCGTGCCACCGTTGCCCGTGCCGTCGGGGGATGGGACGGTGTTCTGATGAAGCAGAATGTCTTGGTCTTCGTCGAGCTGGCCACGCTCCTCGTGCATCCCAAGTTCGTGCTGCTCGAGCGCCAGGGGAGTCATTGGCGCATTTTGCTCGCAGACGGGCACGAGGAAACCGCGGCAACCATCATCGCAACCGTGCACGGCGCTCGGGCCTATCTGACGCGCGAGTTCGGGGAACAGGAAGAGAGCTGGATCCCATGAGCCGCGTGCCCCTGCGCTGGCTTGCGAGCACCGCGCCGACCGCGGAGTTCCTGCGCGCGTGCGTCGACCAAGCGCTGCGCGCTGAGCTCGAGGCGCTGCGCAACGAACGCGATGCCGCGATCGATCATCTCACCAAGCTGGCCGCGGTGTACGAACAAGAGCACGGCCCCGACACCGGTGGGCAAACCCAACCATGGATCGCGGTGCGCTGGATCCGAACAGCAAAAGGAAGGTGACTTGTGACGGAACTGGTAACCTTAACCCAGCGCGACGTCGCTCAGCTCAGCGTCGAGAAGGCGCGGATGATCTTGGCCGCGTGCAAGACCACCGACGAGGCGAAGGATATCCGCGACAAGGCAAAGGCCGTCGCGGTCTACCTGCGCGTAAAGCGCGCTTCGACGGAATCACGCGACGATGCCTTCGAGATCGCACTGCGCGCCGAGCGCCGCTTGGGAGAGCTGCTCGCGAACACCGAGCTACACAAGGGAGGCGCCCCCGTGAAGCACGGGGAGCGGCGCGCAAAAACTCCCGCGAAGGCCCCGGGGGTTACGCTCAAAGAGCTGGGAGTCACGCAAGACGACTCGCGGCGTGCGCAGAAATTCGCCGCGATCCCCGAGGAGGAATTCGATGGGCGCGTTGCCAAGGCGCGCGACAAGGGACATCTGACGGCCCAAGCGGTGCTCGCGATTACCGCGAACGCCGAGCACGACGGTGACGAATGGAGCACGCCGGTCGAGTACCTGGCGAAGGCGCGGCGCGTGTTGGGCATGATCGATCTGGATCCAGCATCGAACGCGGCCGCGCAAGCGCGCGTGCGCGCCGATCGGTGGTATTCGAAAGAAGACAACGGCCTCGCGCTGCCGTGGGCGGGGCGCGTCTGGCTCAACCCACCCTTTAGCCAGCCGCTCGTGACGCAATTCACTGAGCGCCTGCTCCAATTCTTTCACAGCCGCCATGTCCCGGCTGCGATTATGCTCGTCAACAACGCGACCGACACCGCGTGGTTCCAGCCCTTCCTACGGGATTTTCCCGCGTGCTTCACGAACGGGCGGATCGCGTTCTTGCAGGGCAACAAAGCCACGAACGGCAACCGGCAAGGGCAAGCGTTCTTCTTTCTCGGGTGTGCCCCGCACAAAGTCGTCGATGAGTTCGCCGATGTCGGCGCGCTCGTGCAACCCTTCGTGCGGTAGGCGTAGCGCATGAACATTTCGCCATCACAGGTGCAGAGCTTTAAGCTCTGTATGCGTAAATGGGCCTTCAAGGTGATCCTAGGGATCCCGGAGCGGCAAACCGCAGCGCAGGATAACGGGATCGTGATCCACAAGCGGCTTGAGCGCGTCGTGGGTGTTCACGAAGCGCCAGGCACCGATGCGATCGGCCGGCTCGTACAAAGCGCGATGCGTCCCGGCATCCTCCCCGCACCTTCGACCGCTGTCTTGGTCGAGCACGAGTTCTTTCTGCCACTCGGGGATGACCCGCTCGACAAGTTCCACGGGTTCATCGACTGTCTCGTGCCGCCCACCGAGGCTGAGCTGCGCGCGCTGGTGATCGACTACAAGACAACGAAATCCCTGCACTGGGCAAAGACCGTCGGGGAGCTGCAAGACGATCCGCAGAACGTCGGTTATTCAAAGGCAGCGCTCGAGCTGTTCCCGCAGGCGCTCGAGATCGAGGCGCGGTGGATCTACTTGCAGGTCAACTCGACCTTGGTGCGGCCGGTTTCGATCGTGCGCACCGCGGTCGAAGTGGAAGCCGCCTGGCAATCGTTGAAAGCCCTCGCGCTCGAGATGCTCAAGCTACGCAAGCGCAAGGTAGATCCCGAGCAGCTCCCGGGCTGCGAAGAGGCTTGCGGAATGTTCGGGGGCTGTACCTACCTCTCACGCTGTTCGATTGGTCGCGCCCCGCGCGGTTTTGGTTTCCCGACCGGAAAAGTATTTACAAATAGTGCAAACAAAGCTAACGTGCCCGACACAGGAGAACCTGCAATGTCATCTACCCTTCTAGAACAGCTCCACCAACTCCGCGCGGCGCAGGCTGCACCCGCGCCCGTGCAAGCGGTCGCGCCCGCACCCGCACCCGCCCCCGCGCCCAGCGCGCCCGTGCAAGCGGTCGCACCCGCCCCCGTGCAAGCGGTCGCACCCGCCCCCGTGCAAGCGGTCGCACCCGCGCCCGTAGCATCTCCGAGTGTAGCGACCCCAGGTACCCTCGCGAATGTTCTGGCGACGCAAGCGCCCGCGCCCGCTCCCGCGGCCGCGGTGGGTCAAACTACCTTGCAGAAGCTGCAAGGCTTGCTTGGTTTGCGCGGGGTCAATCCGCCCGCACCCGCACCCGCGCAGGCCGCACCCACCGCGATCAATACGGCCGTTGCTGCCGCGGTCGCTGCGCCCGCCGCGGTGAACGCGGCCGCGGCTGCCATAATCGCGGGGCCCGCTATGCCAGCGCAGACCGTCGCGGCCCTAGTTGGGGGAGTGGCGGGCGCCCCGACAGCTCTCCCGATCGGGCCCCCGCCAGCATCACTACTTCCCGATCTCAACGCACCCATCCCCGATGTCGAGGCGGCTAGCTCGGCGCAGATTGCTGCCTTAACGGATGCGCTTGAAGCTCCCGTCCCCGATGCCTTGGCTGCAACGGAAGCGGATCTCTTGGCAGAGCTCACAAAGAAACCACGCAAGAAGCGCGAGGCGAAGGCCCCGCCCTCGCAGCCGCCCTCACAGCCGGCACCCGAGCCTGCGTCGCGGCTGACGGTGCTGTTCAATTGCGCGATCCTCAAGCGTCCTGGGGACGCGGCCGACCCCGTGCAGCTCATCGACCTGCTCGGCCCCATCATGCGCGCGGTCGCCGATCAAGCGAGCAAGGCCCATTGGCTGTTGATCCCCTACAACGACGGCAAGGCGATGCTCGCGCACGCCTTTGACCAATGGCTCGACGAGAGCGGGTGGAAAGGCACAGTGTTCGTCGACGAGGCGAGCATGGAGTCGATGGCCGTCCGCGAGGTGCTCCTCGCCCACGCCGACGTCGTGGTACGGGGGCTCGGTTGAGCACACTGGCGCAAATACTGGCGGCCGCGCGCCGGCCCGCTAAGCCGGCCGAGCCGAGCGCGGTGGACAAGGTTGACTTGGCCACCCGCATCGCGCTCGAGCACGGTCTCGAGAACATCGCGAAGCGCTCGAAATGGGGGCAGCTCCTCGACGCGGATGGCATCTTGGCGACGCAAGAGTTTTTCCGCATCTCGCGTCTACCTCGGCGGAACTGGGAAACAGATGAATCCCTGCACGCCGCGACCGCTGCGGTCAACGAGTGGCTACGCAAGCCGGGGGGCACGATGCAGCTCTGGCCCGTGCAGGCCGCGGCGTTGATCGAGCTGGCCACCACGAAGGGCGCGCTGGGGCAGATCGCGGTCGGCAAGGGCAAATCGTTGATCACGTTGCTGGCGCCCGTCGTGCTCGCGGCGAAGCGCCCGATCCTGCTCGTGCCCGCGCAACTCCGCGTCCAGACGCTCGAGCACGTCATCCCCGAAATGCGACGGCATTGGCGCCTGCACGAGGGGCTGCGCGTGCTCGGCTATAGTGAGCTGTCGATCGCCAAGAACAAAGACCTACTCTTCGAGCTGCTCCCCGATCTCATCGTGCTCGATGAGTGCCAGGCCGTGCGCAACGGGACGGCCGCGCGCACCAAGCGCCTGCGCGCGTACCTCAAAGAATTCCCCGAGACGCAAGTCGTGGCGGTGTCCGGTTCGATCGTCAAACGCTCGGTGCTCGACTACTGGCAGCTTGCCTTGTGGGCGCTCAAGCCTGACCTGTGCCCGTTACCGAACACCTGGCGCGAGGTGTCCGATTGGGCCGCCGCGATCGACGCGGACGTGCCGGCCGAGAAGCGGCGCGCCCCGGGCGCCTTGCTGCGCTTCTGCAACGACGGCGAAGAGGCCCGGGTGGGCTACGGTCGGCGCTTGACCGAGACGCCTGGGATCGTGGCGACGAGCACCAACGATTTGGGGGTGTCGCTGATCTTGGCGCGGCGCAAGGTGCGCGTGCCCGAGAAGGTGCTAGCGGCAATGGCGACGATGCGCACGACCTGGATTACGCCTTACGGTGACGAGATCACCGAAGCGATCGATCTCTGGCGCCATATGCGTGAGCTGGCCTGCGGGTTCTATTATCGCTGGGACCCGGCGCCGCCCGCCGCGTGGCTCACGGCTCGCCGCGAATGGAAGCAACTGGTCCGCGCGACGCTGGCATTCAACCGCAAGGGGCTCGACTCCGAGCTGCTCGTGGCGCGCTGGTACGCGGAGCAGGCCAAGAAGGGGCAAGGCGTCAAAGAGACCAAGGAGAACGTGGCGATTTGGGAAGCGTGGCAAGTGATCAAAGACAGTTTCGAGCCCAACTCGGTACCATATTGGCTCGACGACTTCGCCGTCCGCGACGCGCACGCTTGGCTGAAGCAGTACGAGGGCATCGTATGGACCGAACACGTCGCGTTCGCCAAAGAGCTTGCCGAGTACAGCGGCGCGCCCTACTTCGGCGCGGGTATGGAAGCCTCCCGCGACATCCTGACGGCGCGCGGGCCCATCATCGCAAGCGTCGCGGCGCATGGCGAGGGCAAGAACCTGCAACAGTGGTCGCACAACCTGATCACGGCGCCATCTTCGAGCGGCAAAACGTGGGAGCAAGTCATCGGCCGGACCCACCGCATGGGGCAGCTAGCTGACGAAGACTACTTCGACATCTGGCTGCACGCGGCGGAGCTCGAGGCTTCGTTCGAGCGTGCGCGCAGTGATGCGGCTTACATCGAACAGACCACAGGGGCGCGGCAAAAGCTCTGCTATGCCGACATCGTGCTCGCGCCCGGAGGGGGATCCGATGTCGTGGGATGATGACTACGATGATTCGGGCGACGGCGAGGAAGGCGTAGAGATCGCTTTTTTTCGCATCGCGCGCGAGACCGAGCAGGCGCATCTGTTCAAGCTGACCGCAGGGATCCTGGGGAGCACCGTTTGGATCCCGAAATCGATTAGCGTAGTTCACGCCGACCGCTTGACGGTGGAGGTGCCGCGCTGGTTCGCGAACCAAGAAGACCTCGAGTATTGAAGCTGCCAAGCGCGCATGGTGCGCGCGTGGCGAGAACACAGCGAACGCGAAAAGCGAACGCGAAACGTAAACGGAGTAAGTCATGGGAATGTTCGCACAACAAATTGCAGACGCAAAGCCAACCGAAGGCTCTGGGCTCTACTTCGAGCCGGGGCAATACGTGGTGCAGCTCAAAGTCGTGAAGCAGCGCACCTCGCAAAATCCGAAGCACCCAGGCGCCGAGATGCTGATCATCTCGACGGACATCTTGCAGAGCAACTGCGCCGCGCGCCCGGCCGGTATGCAGGACGTTGCCCAGATACTCAACTCAAATCACCCAAGCGCGAAGGACGACGCAAAGCGTTTCTTTTGCACCCTGTTCCCCGATGCGAAACCGGAACAGATCACAGCAGAAGTCGTGGACATCGTGACGAGCGTGGAGCAGCCTAAGGCTGGCACCTTGCTCGCGCTCGAGTGCTACCACAAGCAAAGCGAGAAGACCGGCAAACGGTTTACGAAGCACCTGTGGCGCCCGGTCGACGCCGCGACCGCGGCGAACGCGGCCGAGCTTCGTGCGAAGGCGGGGCTGCCCCCGTTCAAAAAGGCGTAGCCCCATGGATCCCCGCCACCCAGTTTCGATCGATACTGAGACCTCATGCTTCGGGCCGGGCAACCGCGCCCCTAAGATCGTCTGTGCATCGTTCGGGATAGCTGGCGGGGACCCCTTGCTCATGATCGCGGAGGATGCGACCCCGGTTGTCGAGAGCGCGTTCGGTAAGGCGGAGCTCGTGGCGGGACACAATATCGCCTATGATACCGCGTGCCTACTTGAGCACGCGCCGCAGACCGCACCCGCGATCTGGAACGCCTACGAACAGAAGCGCGTGCATTGCACCCAGGTCCGCGAGCGCTTGATCGACATCGCGCGGGGCTCGCGCTACACCGACGAAGATGAAGAGGGCAACGTCCACTACAAAGAGCATTCGCTGGCGGCCATCGCGACCGCGCGCCTCGGGCGCACCTTGGACAAAGATACTTGGCGCTTGAACTACGCGCAGCTTGCCGGGGTGCCGCTCGAGAAATGGCCACAGGGCGCGAAGGACTACGCCAAAGACGACGCCAGCACGGCGCGGGATGTTTGGTACCATCAAGAGGCTGAGATCGATCGCCTGTTCCCCCACTACGCTGCGTGGCCGGACGAATGTGGGCGGCAAGCCGCGTTCGCTTTCGCGCTCCAGCTCATGTTGTGTTGGGGTGTGGTGGTCGACCCGCCGCGGGTGCAGGCGCTGCGCGAGCAGCTCCTCGCGCGGTGCGCCGCGGCAACTATCGAGCTCAGGGCCGCGGGGCTCTTGGATCCAAAGAAGGGCTCCAAGAAGATGGCCGCGATCCGCGACCTGATCGAGGCAGCTTGGCTAGGTGAGAGTGAAGTGCCGCGTACCGCGAAGGGCGCGATCTCGACGGCAGCCGCTACGATCGAACAGTGCGACCACCCTGCGCTCGATGCCTTGGTCGATTTCAAACGCGCGGAGAAGCAGCTCAGCGGCCTAGTGGATAAGTTCCTCGCGGCCGGCAACGATCCGATTCACGCCTACTTCGCGGTGCTCGGGGCAGACTCGGGCCGCACGAGTTGCAGTAACCCACCCTTGCAGCAACCGCCACGCGAGCCGGGGGTGCGCGAGTGCATCAAGGCGCGCGAAGGTTGCGTGCTGGTCGCCAGCGACTACGATAGCCAAGAGCTGCGCGCGCTGGCGCAAGTTACAAAAACGCTCACCGGGCGCAGCGCTCTTGCCGAGCGCTACCAAGCCGATCCCGATTACGACCCGCACACCGACTTCGCCGCGGGCTTGCTCGGTATGAGCTACGCGGACGCCTTGCGTGCGAAGGCGGCCAAAGATCCGACGATGCTCGACGGGCGCCAGCGCGCCAAGGCCGCAAACTTCGGGTTCCCCGGCGGCATGGGTGCGCGGAAGTTCGTGCTCTATGCCAAGGGCTACGGCTTGCGGTTGACGCTCGACCAAGCGGAAGCGCTGCGCGCCGCGTGGTTTCAGCAGCGCCCCGAGATGCGATCCTATTTCCAGATCATCACGAACCTTTGCGACCAAGGCGGGGGGCAAGCGGAGATCCGGCAGCTCGCCTCGGGGCGCCTGCGCGGGGGTTGTTCATTCCCCGCGGCTGCCAACACCTATTTTCAAGGGCTGGGTAGCGAGATCACCAAGCTCGCGTTGTGGGAAGTCACGAAGCGTTGCTATGGTGCGCCCGGCACCACGGGCTCAGCGCTGCTCGGCTGTCGCCCGGTGCTGTTCCTTCACGATGAGCTCGTGATCGAAGCGCCAGAAGCCTACGCGCACGAAGCGGCCGTTGAGCTCGAGCGCGTCATGTGCGACGCCATGGAAGAGCTAACCCCCGACGTGCCAGCCCGCGCGAGCCCGGCCCTGATGCGCAACTGGAGCAAGAAGGCCGAAGCGGTTTTCGACGAACACGGGCGCTATGTGCCCTGGGAGGATAGAGCCAAATGACGGTAGCCAAACACGCGAAGCGCGCCTATCCGGCGCACCGGCGCAAGAGCGCGGCGCAAGAAGAGCGGCTCATGCTACGCCGTGAGCGCCTGATGGCGGTTGAGATCGAGATGGTCTCGATGCAGGTGGCCAACGAACAGCGGAAAGCCCAGGGCTACGCGCCAGCCTACGATGCCGTGGCGTTCTACCAGCTCCTCGCCCGCGCGAAGCTCGACCTCGACGAGATCAACGAACAGCTCGAAGGGAAAACCAAATGACGGACGAGAAGCCAGGCACCCCCCTCGACCAATGCTTCCTAAGGCTGGAGCAGCGCGTGGCGCGGCTTGAACGTTCGGTGTGGCTCGGCGTGCGAATCGCGTCTATGTGGGCGCAAAACGAAGAGGCCGCGGAGCTAGGCTATCCCGCCAAATATCCACGTGGGGCATTCGTCAAGCTGTTGGATAGCGCATTACCAGATTTCCGGGCTCTGCACGATCAGCTTGAAGAGCAGAGCAAGACATGAGTACGCAAGCCCCTAGCGGCTCCCCCGGCGGCCACCCCTGCGCGATCTGCGGGCAAGCGGGCGGGATGGGCAAGATCGCGAGCGCCGTCGTGGCGCAGGCCTTCGGCATCGAACACGCCGCATGCCATCCCGCGTGTCACGAAAAGCTGATGGCCATCCTAGCCGAGACCGGCACAAACCCGGCGGAGTGGCCAGGCATGATCCAGAAGCTCCGTGAGGCTGCTCCGTGACGCGCCATCGCTTGCCAGGGAACGTGACGCCCATCGTGCCGATTGCGATCACCGAGCGCGTGTTCGTGTTCGGCGCGGTCGCGCTCCTGCTCGTGGCGTTCTCGCTGTCGGCAATGATGGGGGTCGTAGCGTTCGGCGCCATGCGGGAGCTCAGCGCCACGCGGGAAGCGTTGCAACAGACCGAGAAGCAGGCGGAGATCTGCAAGACCGCGCTCACGCGCAGCGAAGCCAAACTCGAGCAGGTCGGCGACCTGCTCACGTTCGCGTCCAAGCGTGGGCGCTCAGCTATCGGAGGTGGACCATGAAACGGCAAGACTGGGTGCTTCACAACCCAAAGCTAGGCTACTTCTACGATTGCGTGGGAACCACGGACCGAGTACCGCGTACTGTCTCCGATCGGCGCGACGCACAGCGGTTCGAAAATCGGGCCTTAGCACGTCGTGAGAAGCTGTGGCTTGATCAATACGGGCGCGGCCCTTGGTTCGTGCTACCCGCGAAGGCGCGCCGAGGCTACCGATGAAGCCGAAGACCTGGGTGCTTCACAACGATACGCACGGTTACTTCTTCTCCTGCAAAGCGGGAAGCGCCGGGCTTGTTGTAGTCGCGCAGCGGCTCAAGGCGTGGCCCTTCGCAACGAGGAAAGCGGCGCTCGCGATAAAAAGGAAGCTCGAGCGCAGCGGGTGGGGCACCTGGGAGGTGCTTCCTATGAAGGCGCCACGGGAAAAGCTATGAGCCACTGTCGTTGCGGGCACGAAATCGACGCCTACTGCCCCTTCTGCAAGACATCGTGGGGGGAGCTGTGTGCAACTCGGCGGGACGAAGAGAAGCAGCTCGCGGCGCCCGCGCAGATTCAGAAGCCGGCTTTCGTGCGGGGGGATCGTTCCGCGGTGGCGATCTACCGCGACGACCTTCCGCTGTTCGAGCGCGCGCAAGAATACCTGCAACGAAAAAACCCGACCCTCAAGGTGGCGCAGCCCGACGTGGTGCGCTTCGTGCTGATGATGGCGGATCACGTGCTCGGCGCGGTGCGCCTGGTGTTGCCACAAGAGGAGAAGCCCCATGAGTAATTTCTACATCGCGACGCGGCTGGAGAACTTCGAGGCGCAGCGTGAGCTCGCGCGCTGCCTCAAAGCGCTCGGGCATACGCAAACCTACGATTGGACCGAGCACGGCGCGGTTCAGAGCGGTGGCCCGACAAGGATCCGCCAGGTTGCAAACGCGGAAGCGCAAGGTGTAGTCGCGGCCGATCTCTTCGTGGCGCTACTTCCCGGTGGCCGCGGAACCCATTGCGAGCTGGGGGTCGCGCTCGGGCACGCGATCTGGCGCAGGTTGCGCGGGGAAGCTCACGCCGAGATCCACCTGATCGGGCCGCTCGAGCAGGACGGTCGGATCACAGCGTTCTACCTCCACGACCTGGTGACCGAAACACACGCGACTATTTGGGAGTTCCTCGCAAAGATTGGACGGCGAAAGTCATGATCATCGTTCTCGAAGGTGCGGATGGGTGCGGCAAGAGTAGCGTCGCGAAGGGTGTGGTGGCGCGGCGACCGATGCGGCCGATGAGCTTCCCGATGTATGATACGCCGACCGGCAAACTGATCAAACAGTACCTCAATCGACTTTGGTGGGTAGATGGCTCAGAAGATTCGGCGAAGCACCTGCGCCTGCACAACGCGCTCGCGTTCCAAGCGCTGCAAAGCTTGAACAAGCTCGAAGCGCAGCACGAGCTCGAGCTCTTCGCGGGCAGCCTCGATCGCGACTTGATCCTGTGCCGCTACTGGCACAGCGCCTGGGTATACGGGCAGCTTGATGGGCTCGAAGCCGCTTGGTTGCAGGCGGTTCACGCGCCGCTTGTGCAACCCGATATTTCGATCCTACTTGACGTGGCGCCGCCGCTAGCGATTGCGCGTTGCGATGAACGCAAGCAAGCGCGGGAGCGCTACGAAGGCGACGAGTCGCTGGTCGCGCAGACCGTTCGCCTGTATCGCAAGCTCTGGGCGCAGCACGCCGACGATCCCGCGTGGTGCATCGTGAGCGCCGCGGATGCTTTGCCAACCGTCATCGACAACACGCTCGAAGCTATTTTGCGGGCGCGTAGAGAGTTGCCATCATGGATCGCTTGATTGCGTTCGACCCTGGGGCTCATACCGCGGCGTGGGCAACGTTCGACGGCGGGCTACTCATGCGCTGCGGCATCGAACAGGAACCGCTGGGGCGCGCCCTGGGGCAACGCTTCGCGAGTATCGCGGCGCGTGTCGTGATCGAGCTCCCGCAGGTCTACCAGCAACGGGCCTGGCGCGGCGACCCCAACGACTTGATTGCGGTTGCCGTGACGGTCGGGCGCATCATGCAGACCTTCGAGGGCACCGCGGGCGAGACGAGCGTGGTTCTCCCGCATACATGGAAAGGCAACGTGCCGAAAGCGATCATGGGCGAGCGGATCTTGGGGCGCCTTGACCACGAAGAACGCTCGGTGCTAGAGCGATTGAAATTACCGGCAACGATCAAACATAATGTGATCGATGCCATCGGCCTAGGCCTCTGGGCGCTGGCCAGAAAGTGAAACGGACCATGACGAAGAAGGGGAAGAAGATCGACGGCCGGCACACCCGCCGCGAGAAGCACCTCGGGAAGCTACTCACGCTCTTGCAGCAACCCAAAGGCGTGACCGTCGCAACCGCGGCCGCGCGTTTGGCAGTACAGCCGCGCACGATCTACACGCTCGAAGTCGTGCTCGAAGCGCGGGGGCAGCGTATCTTGCGGTTCAGAAATGGCCGAGGGGAGCGCCGACACTGTTTGGCTACGGTACTCTCGGGTGTCGTGGCGAATTTGCGATCCGCGCGAGATGACTGACCCGGTGTGCCCGCACTGTCCGCGCTGTCCGCGCTGCGCGCGGCGAGTCTACCACACCGAGCAGATCTTAGTAGGGTTGACCTTGATGGTGCCGGTATCGCTCTACGACGAAGCTGAGGCGCTGTTGGGGGGCGCTGCTCCCGTGCGAGCACTGTGAACCCGAGCGGCACGCCACCGCGCTCGCGGAGTGGCACCCGTGGCGGGGACAACGGGATCTGGCCCCGCACCTGCGCGCCCGCGGGCAGAAAGCACCAAAATCCGCTATATAAAGGTAGCGCAAATAAATTTGCGAAAAGTGCAAATAGTCGTTTACACCCGCCGGCGGTTGGGCTATAAATCAGGGTATCAGGAGCGGCGCACAAAGGCGGGCCAAGGTGGCCGGCCGGCAAGCCGAGATGCCAATGTCCAAGACCCCTCGCACTATCCAGGTCAGCAGTTACGGCCCCACGGGGCTCGGCAAGTTCACCGTGCGCGTGCCCACTGGCACACGATCCCTCGCCGCCATCATCAAGAGCGTAGAGCGCCGCACGCACCTAACGGTATGCGGTCAGTACAATCAAGGGGTCTCGCGCAACCGCGACGGGAGCCCGGCGTTCCAACACTACTCGCCGCAGCTAGGGGCGCGCTCTCTGGTCGGCGACTACACGTCTGCGGGAGAGATCTGGGTCGCGATCCCGGTGACCGGCGCAGGAGGTGCGGCGTGAGTATCGAAATTCGGAGAACCACCGTCACAATCGAAGAAATGATCGACGGGGATCATTGGACCATCATAAGCAGCCCGGGGTGGATCGAGAACCACGATTCCGCGGCCGCAGCTCTGCTAGCTGTGAGACAGCGTGATGCGGCCATGGAAGGCGGTGGGGGCTTCATCATCCTGACGACGATCACGTGGGTCCCAAGAACACCGATCGGCCGAGACGCCGTGCTGGTGTTATGCAACCGCGAGGTGGCCTAGGGCTCCGTCGGCCGGCTCAGGGTTCGCGCCCTGGGCCAGCCCGCAGAGCGCTTTCGTGGTCAACGAGTAAACCCGCCTGACGATGGCCCGTGGCACGGGCCGAAACGCGCCGATCGCGGCGCGTCGCGGGAGCCGAAGCATAGCATAACGCTACGCGGAAACCCGAGGAGAGCTACCATGGATACCATGCAGATCAGCCGCGAGTGGGCCAGCCGTCCTAACGATCAGCGCTTCGTGAGCGTGCCCGAGCTGCACGCTTTCAACGAAAGCAAGCGCGCCGCTTCTTTGGAGCGCGGCGTCGCGCTCGATCACCTGCAAGTCAGAGCTGACGATGGCGGGCGGTTGCTTCTCACCGACCCCACGAAGGGGTCGGGCGCCGTCCTGTCGCATTGGGCCTTCGGGCAACTCGCGCAACGCGCGGGCGCCCCGGCCGGCTATTTACGCACGCTCCCCGCGGAGCTGGCGCAGATCCCTTTGCAGTATTCGCTCGAGCAGCAACGCGAAGACGCTAAGCTCCTGCTACGCAAGGGTGAGAACGCCTGGGGGGTCGACGCCATTACCTCAGACACATACGGCCGGATCTATGACGCCGAGCTGAGCGGCGCGATTCTCCAACACCTGGACCTGGAGCGGTGGAAAGTGCCCGCCGCATCCTACGCCACCTCGAATCCGAAGCGCGCCACGACGCTCTACGCGAGCGACCGCGACTGCTTCGTGTGCCTGGTCGATGACCAAAACGCGATCGAGGTACCGGGCACGCAAGGCACCGAGCAGCTCTACCGCGGATTCATTGCGAGGAATTCCGAGGTGGGCGCGGCGACCCTGGAGATCATCGGCTTTCTGTACCGCACGATCTGCGACAACCGGATCATTTGGGGTGGACGCGAGCTCGCCAGCCTCAAGATCCGGCACACCTCGGGCGGCCCCATGCGCTACATCCGCGAAGCGCAGCCCGCCATCGAGCGCTACCTGACGGCGGGCAGTGAAGAGACCGTCAGCATGATCCGAAAAGCGCGAGAAATCGAGGTCGGGCGCAGCGAGAAGGACGTCAAGAGCTGGCTCAAGGCGCGCGGCTTCACCCAGAACGAAAGCAAGCGCGCGCTCGAGCTGGCCGAAGCCGAGCCGGGGGCCAATCCCCGAGCGCTCTGGTCGGTTGTGCAGGGCCTCACGGCCCAGGCGCAGGAAGCCCCGTTCGGCGACGAACGGCTTGACCTTGAGCGGCGCGCGTCGCGCCTGCTCGACGCGGTACAGGTCGCCGCGTAGGGTTCCGTCAGTCGGCTCAGGGCTCCCGCCCTGGGCCGGCCCGCAGAGCGCTGCGCCACGGAGGTGCAAAGCGTTATGCCCGCTCGGTGCGGGCGCGGAGTAGATCATGGTGACAGTTTGCGTAGATCAGAAGGCAGATTTCATCCGCAGCGAAACCAAATGGGGCCCCCAGCCCATCGACCTGGCGGCCTTGCTCGCCGCGCTGACACCCGAAGAGCGGGCGCAGATCTCGGTCGATAGTGCCGGTCACTTGTGCGGGCCGCACTGGCAAGTCTGCGCGGATTCGACCGCGACGGCCGACGTAGTAGCCGCGGTGCAAGCTGCGGCGGCGCGCGCTGCGCAGGCGCGGGCCGAGGAGCAGGCGCGCGAAGCCGCGGCTCGTGCGCAAGCTGTCGCGCACGCACAAGCCTATCTCGCAGGTGCCGAGCGGCAACCCTACGGGGAGTGTCGCGGTTATCTTGATGATGATCTGCGGGCGCAGGTCGACGCGGAAATCCAGAGGCGCGAAGCCGAGCAAGCGGCGCAGCTTGAGCGAGAGCGCGCCGAAACGATCGCGCTAACCGCGCAGCGCGAAGCGGCCTTGCTGGCGTGGGCCGCGGAACATGGATCCGATGATCTCAAGGCGGCCGTGCAGCACGGTTACCCGCTCGGCACTCGAGGATGGGAGGAAGCCGAGGAGTGGATTGCCGCGCAAATAGCTCGCAACGTAGGCGCGGCGAGTCTCGTCATTCGGGGCTATAGCGTTGGGCACGTTCGACCTGTGCCCAGTCAACGCGCCTACGAGGCGTGCGTGCAGATCGTGCGATCCCTTCACGACCTAGCAGCGCGATTGGGCTTGGCGGAAAGCGCGACCAGCATCGGCCGCATATCTCGCCTGGGAGTGGACGACTTCGAACCCTGCGAAGCGTGTCAAGGGGAAGGCTGCGATGGTTGCGACGGTGGCGAGCGCTACATCGAGCGCCCCTGCACTGGCGTGGAGGTCACGATCGCAGCGCCATGGGGGCAGCACACCCTAGCTTTTGTGATTCACGAAGATTAGCCCGCCTGATGAGGCCCGTGGCACGGCCGAAACGCGCCCTCAGGGGCGCTTCGCGGGAGCCGAAGCGTAGCACGACGCCACGCGGAAACCCGAGGAGAGGATCGAACCATGCAGAATCAAAACGTGATCCGCGCCGCGAAACCACAAGCGACCTATATCTGCTCGCAATGTGGCAACCCCGAGGTCGAGGCGCTGCAATGGGTGGCGCTTAACAGCGGCCGCGAAACCGGAGAAGGTCCAAACGGGGATAGCGTTTGGTGTCCGCTGTGCGAACAGCACTTCTCGACCGTCTGCCTGCGCCACCCCGACGGGTATTGTAGCCTGCACGGGATTTCTGTCGGACCAGCCTGCAAGCCGCGCCCGACGAAGAAAGGATCGTGACATGACGAAGCAAGACTTGATCTGCGCGGCGGAGAATCTGCTCGCAAACCTTGAACAGCAAGGCGTCGCAGAAGCGGGGGAGCATACGACGGAGATCGAGCAATCCGCAGAACGGTTGCGCCGCTTGCTGGCGCCCATACACACCGATCCAGCCGCTTGCAGCGATTGCGGAAGCCACGAAATCGCAGAACTACGGTGGATCGAGATGCGAAACGGGTACGCGACACCCTATCTCGCAATCACCTGCACCATGGGCAACCTTCATACGATCTGGTGTCCGAAGTGCGGGAAGCTGTCAGACGATTTCTGTCTGCGGCGTGCTGGTGGGACTTGCATGAAGCATAGCCGCTCAGTCGGCCGCGCTTGCACACCGCTTCCGCTACCCATCGCGGAACGCGCCGCATACGACGAAAAGCTCGCCGCGCTGGCGCAGGCCGAGTCGGTGCTCAACACAGCAATCGCGGAAGCGCAGGCGCTTCTCGCGAAAACCAAGGGAGAGAAACATGGCTAGGAAGAAAGCAGCAAGCGCACCCGAGACGGGGGTCGCCGTGGTGATGCCAGAGGTTGACGCTTTCACGGCGAAGCTCGCCCGTGAGGGCGGGGAGGTGGTCGCGTTCTGCGAGAGTCTCGTGATTTCGAAAGAAGCCGATCGAGTATTCGCTTCGAACGCAATGGCGGAGATCGCGGCGAACCACGACACCGCGGATGCCAAGCGGCTATCATGGGTCGCACCCCTCAAGAAGGTCGCGGCCGACATCGATGCGACTTTTCGGCCCGGCCTGCGAGCGCTGAAGCAAGCCGAAGCGCTACTCAAGAGCAAGATCGGTGCGTGGGACGTGGCGCAGGCGCAAGCGCGCGCCGCGTTGCTCACGGCATCTGTGGAAGCGGCGCGGAACGGCAACGCGGCCGCGGCCGAGCAGACCTACGAGCAGGCCGCCGCATTCGTGCCGGCGACTACGGGCGCGTCATCCAAGATCGTTTGGACGGGGGAGGTGTTGGACGCGGCCGCGATCCCCCGCGAATACCTGATGCCCGACGTCACCAAGCTCGAGAAAGTGACGGCGGCCCATGGCGCAGATCCGGGGATCCCTGGGTGGCGCGCTTTTGCAACCGCGGCCGTTCGCACGAGCCGCAAAGGGGTTCTCCTATGAAAACCATCGAAGTTGAGATTACGGGCACGACACCGCTTCTGCAACATCGCTTTGGAGAAGCGGCGCAAGCGGAACAGAGCACCCGCCGCGTGCAGATCGCAGCGAAGGTGCCGCGGGATGAGGCCGAGCTCGTGGCCTACCGCGAGAAATCGGGGGAGCTGTACCACCCAGGGGCTGCGATCTCGACGCTGCTCTGCAACGCGGGCAGCGCGCATAAGCAACGCGGCTCGCGGAAGAGCCTGCGCTTCATCGTCCCGGCCGCGGTGCGCGTGACCGAAGACGCGATCCCGCTCTTCGCGACCGACACGGAGCGCGCCACGACGTTCGAAGTCGACGCCCGCCCGGTCACGATCCCAGCGACCAAGGGAAAGGTCATGCGCTACCGACCGCGCCTTGACCAATGGGCTGCGCGGTTCACGCTCGTGGTGAACGAGCTGCTCCTCCCCGTCGACATCGTGCAACAGTTGCTCACTGAGGGCGGGCAGCAGATTGGGATCGGGGATTTTCGCCCCGAGAAGCGTGGCCCGTTCGGAACGTTCAGGGTCACGAGCTTCAAAGAACTGACCGCAGAGACTTGATCTCGGCGTGGCAAAGCGATGCGGGGCATGGCAAGGCAAGGCTTGGTCGGGCACGGCAAGGCTGGGCGGGGCTGGGCACGGTAAGGCTGGGCACGGTAAGGCGAGGCAAGGCGAGGTAGATCTACACACGAAAGGGGAATGACGATGAGCTTGGAAGACCTTACACTGGGGCAGCTCGCTGACGCGGCGACGGAGCTGCGCGAGCTGCGCAGGCGCCTCGCGGAGCTTCTGGCCGCCAACACCCGCGAAGTCGAGCGGCGCAGGCGCGCCGAGCTCGTGGTGCTCGATCTGTTTCGGGTCACGGAGCGTGAATACTGGGCCGAGGATATGAAGCGCTTACGTTGGTGCCCAAGCTGTAACGCGCTGGATGCCGATCCGTGCCGGACCGAAGAAACCATGACGGCGCTGCCTGACCAGCACGCGGAGCGCTTCCGATGAGCCCCGCGTGGGCCAAGGCTTACCGGCTCCGGGCGCTACTCGACCAGGCCCTGAGCCGCGAACAGCGCAAAGAGCTCGACGCCTATCTAATGGCCTACAGGGAAGCACTCTTAGCGCAGTATTACACGCGCCAGAGACCACCCGAGCCACCAGAGGCCCCTAAACGGCGCTAGGCGCGTGTTGAAGGCGCGAACCTACGTCAAACCCGCGCGACGAACCTAGGCCGTATTACACGAGCCGATTTACGCTATTGCTGGGGGAGGAGCAGATCCCGCAGCGCATCCACGCGCGCAGGCGTAGGGGCCGGCGGGGGCGCGGGATCAGGGGATTGGTAGGGCTCAGCGATGGCCATCTCGACCATGGCTCGAGCGTCCCGCCCGCGGCCGCGGGAAAGCGCCTTGAGCGCGGCGACCGCTTCGCGCAGGCGTGCGATCTGTTCGGCCTGGTCGCGTAGCAGGGGGTCGATCTGCTCTTTCCATGCGTACAGGACCGCGAGCTCTTTGGCTGCGCCAGTCGCCATCGCTTGGTCGGCCTGGAACCGCCCGCCATCGGCGAGCCACGCGAAGATCGCGGTCCCGATCACGCCGATCAGCGAAGTCCAGTTGATGGTTTTGTGCAGCCGGTCATTGCCGAGCGCGGCGAAAGCGCGGCGAGCCGTCGTGGGGCGAGTATTGGTCTCGGTCATGGATCGACTCTAGCAGAGCACGGCGGGTGCTGGTAGTGTGACTTATGCACCGCTTCCGCTTGCTCGCGTCCGAAGTGCTAGCAACCCAAGCCGATGATGCCGGGCACGTCATGGTCAACGGGGCCGCGATGGTCTGCGACAGCAAGCAGTGGGTGGTGATTCATCACAGCGGAGAGGTATCGACGTGGAGCGATGCCGAGTTTCGCGAGGCCTTCGAGCCGGTCGACGCGGCCGCGGCCCGGTACCTCGACGAAGCTAATAGGCCAGCGTAACGCGCGGCACGAGCCGCGAGAAGCGGCTCCACGGGAACAGCGGCCCGGGGTCACGCTTGCGGCCGAACGGGATCGCGACCTCTTCGTGCCCGATCAAGTTCTGCGCCGCGGCGTGGTGGCCTGCTTCGCCGAGCAGCCCGAGCAGGTGCTCGAGCGCGTCAATCTGCGCGGCTGGGTAGGGCTCCCAAAGGCACTGTAACTGCGGACCGCCGGGCCACTCCAACGTCGCGCGCACGGGGGGTTCGCCGACGTAGGGGAGCAGCGCGTTGCCGGCTTCGAACACCCAACCCTCCCCGTCGGGATCTTCGAGCACCGGACCCAGGTTGTCGAGCTCGATGCCGAGACAGGTCGAGTTGCAGCCCGCGATTTTCTTGCCGCTACGCAAAGGCAGCGCCGACTGGCCCGCGTGCCAGGCGCAGCGGTCCAGGGATACGAGTTGCGTGATGGCGCCGTCGCGGCCGATCACAAAATGGGCTGACGCGCTCGAAGCGGGGTTGCAGAGCCAAGCGATGTCGCCGCGCGTGCCCGGGCGGCTGCCTGTGAAATGGATCACAGTCCCAAGCCACAAAGAGCGCGTGCGCTCCGAGTGATTCGGCGAGGCGACAAAAGGAATCGCGTCGTGGAAGCCGGCGGGGTCGCGGTTCATTGGCATTCGAGCAGCCAACACGAGCCGTCGACGGCAACATCCCGCGCGGCCATGTAGCGGATCGAGTCGTTGGTCGCGAAGCGAAAGAGCGTGCTAGCGGGGATCTTGAGGTCGCCCGCGGCCGCGGTCGGCGCGGTGGCGCCCCAGCGCGCATAGACCGCTTGGTCGCAGGTAACCACATAGCGCGTGTTGGCGATGAGCTGAGTCGACGCATCGGATGCGGCCGCGGTGGCCGTGACCTCTTGCGCGGCCCCCGCTTTGAACACGCAATCGCGCCCCGCGTTGCCGGCTTGCTGGGTACTGTAGGGATAGGTCTGGGCCCGGGCGCTCGAAAACTGCACGAGCAAGACCAGCCCCATACCGCAGAGGCCGACACCGGCCGTCACCAGGAACACGAGCAGATTGCGAGATCGCCGAGTCAAGTACATTGGGAAGCTCCTAGAAGTAAATGCGGTTACCAAGATCGTCGGAGAAGCGGCGCGCGGCGGAAGCGGGCGCGTTGCCCGCCAGGTAGTCGGCGAGCGGCACCTCGACGCCTTCCATGAGCGCAAGCGCCGTCGCGAGCGTCAGGTCCAGCGCCGTCGCATCGAACAGGTGGAAGGTAGCGCTGCCTTCTCGCGACTCGAAAGCGCGGGTTGCGCTCTTGTGCCCAGTCGCGCCGACGATGGCAACATTCGCCTTCATGTACTGAGCCCCGCGCCCGTCTGCGATGACGAAAGCAGAGAGCCCACCATCGATCCACCAACGAGTTGAGAAGTCTTGCACGATCGCACCATCCGATTCGACGTATCGGTCAAGTGCAAGTGCCCAGGCGGCATACGTCGCCCCGATGGTCAATACCGAACCGGGGGAAGCCATCACTCCGGTTTGGTAATCCTTGAAAACGCAATCTTGGGTGACAAGGGATTTGCCATTTATCCCGACCCCGTGAGCGTAGCCTGCGACCACACCACCACGGTCGAACATGCACGCGGCCAAAGTGGAATCACCCGCGCAGTTTGTGGCTTGGCTCCAGGCACCCGTCCACTTGCACGCCGTGAAAGTCGCGAACGTGCTCGGAGACCATGAAGAGGGACCAGCGAAACCCCCGTTAGCATCAAAGATCAGCTTTTCGAAAATGGGAGCACCGTCGAAATAGAACCGATTGGCCACGAGCCCGGGGTTTGTCGCGGCGCTCTTGATGGTTGTATCGAGCTGGTAGACGTTCAACGCGCCCGTGGCCGGCAACACCACCGCGCCGCCGAGCTCGGTGGTGGTGGCCGCAAGCGTGATCGTGGTCTCGTCATTGTCGATGATCCACCGATAGGTGGTGGGCGTCGGCATGATGAACTTGCCGATCAAAGCGTCCGCGACGAGCGTCTCGTCAACCGTCAGCACGTTCGCGGCCTTGCTCGCGACGGTCAACACCTGTGCAACCGAAGAGGCGCCGCGGATTGTGACTCCACTCATGGCGCGAAAGATTGTGCGATCGGAGAGGGCGGAGACATCGGCGAGCGTGTGGGTGCCGGCGAGCAGCTCCACGGACATGCCCGCGGCCGCGGAGAGCGGGACGCGCCGCGTAGCTTCGAGCAACGTCTTGATGGGCGCGGCTGCGCTGCCGTCCTGGCTATCGTTGCCGTTGACCGGGTCGACGTAGATCGTGCGGCCATCTTCCGAGCGCGCCTCGTCGAATGCTTCGACGAGCGCCCGCGCTTCGGCCGGAGGCACGTTCGCATAACGCTGAAGTACCTGCACGAGCTTGGCGAACGAAGATTCTGAAGACATGGAAGACTCCTATTGTGGCCAGAGCAGGTGGCCGGCGAGAACCCCGAGAGCGAAGGGCACGACGGGATGGCGCCGAGCCCAGCCTAGCACAACGCCCGAGATCGTGTCGCGGTCGTTGGGCGTGTCGTTCAGAAAGGCGGCATAGACATCCCATGCCACGAGCACGGTTGCCGTACCGATCAAGAGCCAGATCGTGATCTCACGGTCGAGCGTCAGCATTCAAACCACATACCACGCCGAGCCATCGCTCTGCACGCGGATCGTGTACCACTGAAGGGCGATCACTTGCGTCGTGGCGCCATCGATCGTTTCGCTCGCGTTGCCGTCGAGCGTGACGGTATTGGCCGAGGAGTCGATCTTTTTGACTACGAAGATGCGGCCGACGTGCGACGCGACCGCGGGGAGGTTGATGGTGCGGTTGGCACCCGAGGCATCGACCAAGATCAGGTGGTCATCTTTGGTCGGCGTGTAATCCACGCTCTTCGTCACGAAGGGAAGGCTCAGGCCACCGAATACGCGCAGCGAGCATTGCTGCCCGGAAGCACCCCACGCACCTTCGCCTGCGCCCTGGGAGCGCGCGCTTTTTCCGATTGCGATCGCGCCGTCGTGGCCGGCCGTGACCTGCGCATCAGAGCCGAGAGTGGTTCCTTTGGGCGCGAGCACGTCCGCGTTATGACCGACCCCCGTGCCATCCTCCCCAGCGATCGTGCTGTAACCCACGGAGACGGCGCGCGTCGCGGCACCGCAGCTCGCGGCACCACCGAGGCAAGTGCTTTCGATCCCGTTCGCGGTTGCCGTCACTCCAAGCGCGGTTCCTCCAGCGGCACTTGCTATCGCGCCGTTTCCGATAGCGGTGCAGTTTATGGCCGCGCCGGCTTGCGCCGCCTCGCCCACGGCGGTCCCGCCGGTGCCGGTCGCATCCGCCGAGTTCCCGATAGCTGTTGACGAGGTGCCCGAGGCCGTCGCGTCACGGCCATATGCGGTCGCGCCCGCGGCTGTCGCTGCTGAGCTTTGGCCCGTAGCGCAAGAATTTGACCCCGAGGCCGTGGCCGTCATTCCCGCAGCGAAAGTCTGCGAAGCCGAAGCCGAGGCCCCCGCTCCGAGAGCGCAAGAGTTCAGCCCGGTCGCTTGGGCCGCCTGGCCCGCAGCGAGTGTGTCGGTGTTGGTCGCATCCGCGCTCTGGCCGAAAGCGCTCGAGCGCGTCCCGCTCGCTACCGTGGCCTGGCCGAAAGCGCAGGCCTGCGCGGCCGCGATGGCGCGGGAGCCCTTGCCCACGGCCGTGCATTCGGCAACCCCGACGGCCCCCGCTTGCGCGTCTTGCCCGAAGGCGGTTGCGTTGCTTCCACCCGCAACCGCGCTAGCCCCAAGCGCGGTTGCATTCGAGGCCGCGATCGCGCGCGAGCTTTCGCCCACGGCCGTGCAAGAAACGACCGCGCCCGAGCCTGCTTGCGCGTCCGCTCCAAGGGCGGTCGAGTCTGCACCCGCGGCCAAGGCCGCCGCGCCCTCGGCGGTTGTCGAGGTCGCGGTCGCTTGCGCACCCGCTCCCGTGGCGGTCGCCGAGGCCGCGGTCGCTTGCGCGTCTTTGCCATAGGCGCTTGTCGAGTCTGCGGTCGCATCGGCGCTCTGGCCCGAAGCGGTTGCACCTGCGCCACTCGCAACCGCGCTAGCCCCAAGCGCGGTTGCATTCGAGGCCGCGATAGCGCGCGAGCTTTCGCCCACGGCCGTGCAAGAAACGACCGCCCCCGAACCCGCTTGCGCGTCCGCGCCAAGGGCGGTCGAATCGGCACCCGCGGCCAAGGCCGCCGCGCCCTCGGCGGTTGTCGAGGCCGCGGTTGCTTGCGCACCCGCTCCCGTAGCGGTTGCCGAGGCCGCGGTCGCTTGCGCGTCTTTGCCATAGGCGCTTGTCGAGTCTGCGGTCGCATCGGCGCTCTGGCCCGAAGCGGTCGCCCCTGCGCCACTCGCAACCGCGCTGGCCCCAAGCGCGGTTGCGTTCGATGCCGCGACCGCGCGCGAGCTCTCACCCACGGCCGTGCAGGCTACGATCGCGCCCGAACCCGCCTGCGCGTCCGCGCCGATGGCTGTCGAGTCCGCACCCGCGGCCAAAGCCGCCGCGCCCTCGGCGGTGGTCGAAGCCGCGGTCGCTTGTGCGCCTGCTCCCGTAGCGGTTGCCGAGGCCGCGGTCGCCTGCGCATCCTTGCCATAGGCGCTTGTCGAATCCGCGGTCGCATCGGCGCTCTGGCCTGAAGCGGTCGCACCGGCCCCGCTCGCGACCGCGCCCGCGCCCGTAGCGGTGGCGTTCGCCGCGGTGTTGGCGGCCGCGCCAGCCCCTACGGCCGAGCAATTCGCCACGTTGGCTGCGCCCGCCAAGGCCCCTTGACCTAGTGCGGTGCAGGCGCTGCCCGCGGTAGGATCCCCCGCGGTCGCGCCGTCGCCAAGCGCGGTGGCATTGGTACCGAGCGCGGCCGAGTTGAAACCCGCGGCCGTGACGCCCGAGGCCCCAGAGGCTTCCGCGGCCGCGCCGATCGCGGTGGCGCCCGCGGTTGTGGCGGCCGCGGAGGAACCAAGAGCGGTGGCATTGGCGGCCGAGGCACTGGCGGCATCTCCGAATTGCTCGGAACCCGCGGGGCCCGCGGGAGCGCGGACGCTGAGCTTGCCGATGATGTTGAGCGTCCCGTCAACCGGAGTGTACGGGTCGGCGAAATCGGCGTCAGGGTTGGGCGTCGCCGACCAAGCTCCGTTGCGGCGGAAATAGAACTTGTCGGTGTCTTGCGCGTAGGCCACCGCGCCGTCGTTGCGCACGGCGGCGAGGAGTGTGGCTTCGAGCGCGAAGACTTCGATCCCTACGAGATCGGGGTTGGGTGTGGCGGACCATGCGCCGTCGCGGCGGAAATAGAACTTGTCGGTGTCGCTGGCGTAGGCGATCGCGGCATCGGTCGGCGTCGCCACAAGTAGCCCCGCCTCGGTGGCATAGACTTCGACGCACGGGTTGGCGACGTTCGACCACGCGCCGTCGCGGCGGAAATAGAACTTGTCGGTATCGCTGGCGTAGGCGATCGCAGCATCGGAGCGCGCGGCCGCGAGTAGCGCCGCCTCGAGTGCGAAGACTTCGACACCGCTGCCTGTGCCATCGGGGTTGGCGACGCTGGACCACGCGCCCGCGCGGCGGAAATAGAACTTGTCGGTGTCTTCCGCGTAGGCGATAGCGCCATCATCGAGGGCCGACGCGAGAAGCTCGGCCTCGGTTGCGAAGGGCGCGAGCTCGTCAAACCCCGCGCGCAGCTCTTTGGCTTCGCGTGGCGGCACGTTCGCGTAGGTTTGCAGGATCGAGATCAGGCGATTGATCGTGGCTTGGATGCTCATCAAGGATCCTTATCACGTTGCCCAGCAAGGTGATCTAGGAGCTGGACTTGGATCGTGCGCTCGCGGTCGAGCAGGGCCAGGAAGTCGGTGCGCTGGTCGGTCAAGATCGAGCGGAAATCCACACGAGCCCGATCGAGCGCTTCCTCGAACGACTTGGCCAGGCGCGGGATGGTGTGGTTCGTGGTTCTCACCACAAGCCACATCACGAAGCCCATCGGCCCGAGCGCCGACAGCAGCTGGGTCAAGAGATCCAGGGGCGGGCTATCGGTTGTCGCCGAGCCGATCTGCGCCACAGTCACGAGCGCCACGATGCTAGCGGCCGCGAGCTTCACCAGCGCAGCCTCAAGCCACCAAGGGCCGACAAGCCGGGCACCCAACGCCCGCCCTCACGCGAGAGCCCCGCGCTTGCGGTGGCGAAGGCCGACAGGTCGCCGATCGGCGTGCTGGTAATGTGCTGCGCGTAATCGAGCCCGAGCGCGGCTTGGGTCAACGACGCGGAGAGCCCGAGATCCAAACGCCCCGCGTTCCCGTCGGCACCGGTTGGCAGCGCGGCCGCCTTGTCGAGCCCACGAGACGCGGCGCGCGTCAGCCCGTGGGCTTCTGAGGGGAACTGGCGGCCTTGCCTGTGTCGTGGACGGCGGCCTCGATCTGGGTATCGACGAACGAAGTCAGCGCGGTGGAGTCTTTGAGCTCGAGCGGGGCCAAGAAGCGCCCGATGCCTTCGACGCTGCCGTATTCGTGCTTCAAGGCTTCCCACACCCCGTTGCGAAGCTGGCGCGCCTCTTCGGAGGTAATGTGCTGGCCGCCGGGACTCCCCGGTGCCTTGGCAGCCTCGATCTGCCGCTTGAGCGTTTGGTTGATCAGCTTCACGGCGTTCCCGACGGAGTTGGCGAAGCGCCAGATCGTCGCGAACACGAGCTCATTCTTGACCTTGAGCTTCAGCCAAGATGCAAGGCGGAGTACGCCCCAGGTCACGGCCCCCGTGATGATCGTCGCCAGCGACCCGTAGAGCGTGAGAGTCAGATCCCAACCCGGGGCAAGGGGCGCGTCTTGCCCCCACGCGAAGCCAGGCACGACTACGATGATCGCTAGGGTAAACCCACCGAGAAGCTTGGTCACGTTGCGCCCCTTCCTCTATCAGACGATAGAGCCAGAAAAGTGGTTGTTGTCGATCAGCCAGGTGTAGAGCGTGCGCGCCGCGGCGTTGTAGATCGTCTCGCCTTCCTGCGGGAGCAGCGCGAGCATGGCCAGGAAATCGGCCCCGCGGACGTGGAAGTCCATGCGCCGATACGCGCCACGCACCCAGGCGCCATCGATCGTGTTGCCGTACTCGCAGGCAATGTGAATGTGCCCGTCGTTGGTGTCGAGCTCGAACGAGGTGATCTTCATCTGCGCGTAATCGCGCACATCGAAGTCGCCCGAGTCGAAGGGGGTGGTGAGCTGCAAGGGCATGGCTAGTTCTCCTCTTTGAGCCGGCAAGTGCCGGTGTCAGGATCGACGATGTAGCGCGCGAGCACGTCGACACCGCAGCGGATGCGGATGCGCGAGGCAAGCTCGCTGCGCGCCTGCTTCTGGCGGTCCTGCTCCGCCTTCGCCTGCGCCTGGAACAGAGTGCTCTTGAGCATCAAGTTCTCGAGCTCGAGGCGCTCCATGGGGAGGAGCTGCACGGTGGCCGGTATGGCGCGCGGGAGATCGACGACGTTGTTCTCATCGATCGCGGCCTGCACGGCCTCTTGAGTCTGTTGCTTCTGGGTTTTCATTATGACGCCTTTCAAAGGTTCTAGTTGGTCTGTCCCATTTGCTCGACGGAGAAATGAGAGAGCGTGACGGTCTTCGATGCAGACGGGCTATCGAAATCAACGGCCCAATCCATTTGATTTGCGTTGATGTTCACACCCGTAATTTCTCCGATCGAAACAATATCAGCAGCCGCCGACGCCGTACCCGCTGCCTCCGACCAGTTGCCCCGCGCGTACCATTGCACGGCAACCGATGTTCCTGCGGCCGGGAAAGAGAAAGTAGCATCGATCCACCATTGGTCATCGGTCGACGGACTGCCTGTCGATAGGTCAGGCGCAAAAGTCACGAAGATGACCGTCGTGCCTTCGAGCTTGAGGTTGATGTTGATGTTCTCCGCGGTGCCGGTTCGGTACGCGGTCCCCGCAATGCGAAACCGTAGAATCGTGTTCGCGCTATAGCCAGCGCTGCGAATATAGTTGCGAAGAGAGAAAGGCCCAGCACCGACACCTGTGACGACATTCGGGGCTGATAGCCAGTCGACCATCATAACGGGGGTTTCCCAGATCGCAGGGCCCTTCACGAACCATTGCCCGCGCGTCGAGTTCATGAAGAAATCACCGACCGAGGAAGTCGAAGGCTTCGCGGCTTGCCCGACAAGAGTCAAAGCGGCGTGCGTCGCGCTACCTCGCAACATCAGCCCGCGCTTACCGGCGAGAGGCGTGTTGATGTCGAGCATTGCGTTCGCACCGTTGATCTCCATGATCATCGCGGACGCAACCAAGAAGTCCCACAGGTTGTCCGCGGGATCGAAGCGAAGTTCATCCCCCGTCGCGAACCTCAGAACGGTACGCCCGAGGCCATTGTCCTTGATCGCTAGTAGCTCAGTGCCATTGACATCAAATTCCCAAGACTGCCCAGCACGGTCATACCGCAACACCGAATCAGTATCGGCGAAGAACGAAGGATTGCCGCCATTGAAATCGAGGCTGAAGTCAGCATCCCCGATGAAAATCGCATCGTCCGCGGCGGGAGCCGTGGTGCTCCCGACGAACAAGCCGCCGGCCACGCTGAGATCGTTCCCCGCCAAGCGCGCCGCGAGCACGCCTGCGATGTAGAACCCGAAGCGATTGGTGGTCCGGTCAAACTCGATCGACGAAAGCCCGCCAGTCGATTCAAACTGCAAGGTGGGGAGCAGCCCGGTCGGGATATGGAGCTTGAACTCTGCATCGACGATCTGGAGTTCGGGGTCGGCGCTGGCTGTGGGCACGAGCCCCACACCGAAGCTCTTGACGGTGCTCACGCCGTCAAGCGTGATCTTGAGCGCCGTCGTCCCGTTGCCAGGGTAGCGCAGGAATAGCTCGTCTTTGGTGGCGCCGTCGAAGAGCCGCTCATCAAGCCATTTGAACCATTGCCCCGACAGGTTCTCCAGCCAATTGAAATAGGAAGCCGGGGGCTTCTCGGTCGTGACCCAACCGGAATCCTTCTTCGCCTCGGCTGGCTCTACGATGGTCCCGGTATCGGCCCAGCGCGGGATCTTGGTCGGCTTGGTGTAGGTCGCGGCCATGACGTCATGCTCCTATCAGAAATCGTGCGCTTGTGCGAAGCCCCCAACATCGAAACCAGCACCCTCGGGATCGCCATCGAACGCGAACGGGGTCGCATACTCTTCCCAATGCACGATCCCGCGGATCCCGGCACCCTTGGCGATGAGAACGTGCGTGGCGAGGCGCGCCCCGATCCCCGGGCCTTCGTAGGCCCAAACTACGGTGCCGTCAGTGATAGCTGGGCTGGTACCGTAAGGGCCGGCGGTCGCGGCTGGCGGGCTCCCCGAGCCATCGGCCGAAGTGCCCGCCGTCGTGACGGTATAGACGCGCCCAAAGCTCGAGCGCCGATCACCGAGCACATAGGCCGTCAAAGGCGCCCACGCTGCGGGAATTGGCGTGATGGGATCCTCGACGATGAGATCGAAGTGAGCCGGGCGTGATTCGGTAAGGCGCAGCTCGGGCGAACCCGCGAGAAACTGATTGGCGATCGTGATCAGCTCTTCCGCGGTCGCTTCGGATTGGTTGATGAAGATGCGCGATTGAATCAGCTCACGGTAATCGGCATCACTATTGCCGCTGCGACTCTCGCCAACGATTGCGCCGATGCCGTCGAGCTGTGCGCCTTCGGCAGTCAGGAACAGGCGCAGATCGATAAGATCGAAGAGCACGTCTTCGATCTCTTGCACCTGCATCATGTAGGCACTGAGCAGGGCGCCAAGGTTGGGGGCGTCGCGGAATTGCTCCACGAGCTGGGCGAGCCCTTCGAGAACGTGCGTGGTTTTGCGCGTGAAGGCCATACGCTACGCCACAGTGACAACGATCCGCGCGCTGTCGAAACGCGCGAATTCACGGTTACCGATGGCAATGTTGGCCGTGTTCACTGGAGGATCGACGGTATCGATCTTCAAACTCGGCACATCGATCACACCAGGCACGAGCCGAAGGGGCGCGCAACTAAACGCCAGCATGACCACATCATCGCCAATGTTCAGGGTATCGGCGACGCTCAGCAGCGCGGCCCGCACCTGCTCTACTCCGTCCGCGGGAAACACGGCCGCATTGACCGCAAGCGTGATCGCCACATAGAGGATCACATCATCGGGCCGGCTGAGCTTGATGGTATGCGCGAAGCCTTGGGAATCCACCACCGACTGCGAGATGTTGCCATAGCTCTCGATCCCGGCGGGCTTGTGTAGCCAGATCATGTCCGCGATCGTCTGCTCGAGCAGGCCATCACCACCTTCGACCACCACCTCAAAGCTCTTGGCGGGAAGCCCGTCGCCGTCGGTGAGCATGCTGGTGTTCTCGAAGACGAAGACTTGCGTGACCCCCACGATCTCGAGCACGCGCCCACGCAATGCCTCGACCGTGGCCGAACCGCTCGCGCGGAGGAGATCGTTGCGCCGCAACCGGGCGTCGGCATCGGTCTCTCCGTCGGCGCCAAGATGCACATCGGTCGGATTGTCCGCACCCAACCAACCTGCGACGGGCGTTTCGATGACGTGCAGCGACCATGACGGTGCATCGATCGGGCCGGTTACCTCGGCTTCATACTCGACCTCTGCGAAGGAAAGACCATCCCCCACGAAGCGCCAAGTGACCGTGCCATCGACAATGGCCGTGCCCTCGCCCGTAGGGCCACCACCGCCGCCAGACGTGCCGGCAACGGTCACATAGTAGATATTGTTGTCGTTGGATCGGATGTCGCCGACCACGTAGGCCGTCGCGGGTGCTCGCGCCGTCGCCAGGGCGAGCGTAGCGTCCGCGGTCGATGCGAAACGGGCGCCCGAGTTCTCGACCGAAAGCACGCGCCCAGTCGCCAGGAATGTGGCAGCCGTGCCGGTGCAAATCAGATCGTGGACGTGACTCTTGCGGGCGGGATCCCGCAGCACCCCGGTCAGCGACAGCACGTTATCGAGCGCCGCGTCCGAGGCGCTGTCGGGATAGGCTGCACCGTAGATCCCTTGCGCCACCTCCCAAAGCTCGGCGAGATGCTCGGCGAAGATGCCGTTGATCTGCCCGAAGACCGAGGTAGCGAGCAGGTTGATACCGGGCCCGAACGATGCGCGCTCGGCCTCTTGGATCTCGAGCAAAAGCTCCTCGAGCGTCTTTGCCCGGAAGCCAGTAGGGAGCACACCGAAACTAGACATAGGCGATCCTTCTCAGGCGAGCACCAACTCGCGATCGAACACAAGGGGGCCGTCGGTAGTCTGCCCTTCGAACTGCACCCCCAGCGACCGCGGTGCTGGCGTGAAGGTGGTAGTAAAGCTCGTCAAACCCGTGACCCCAGGTGTCTGCAACACCGCCTCGCGCAGCAGGAAGCGCACGAGGTTGAAATCGGGATTCTTGATCAGGATGTTCTGGTAGTAGGGGATCCCGATGCGTTGATCCAAGAGCCACTCGCCGCGGAAGAACTGCAACCCGATCGCGACGTGTTGCGTGATCGCATCGAGGGCGTCGACCGTGCGCAGGTCGCCCTGGGCAAGCTCGATGTCCCACGTATCTTGATTGAGCGCGATGTCCATGGCTAGGTGCCCTTCACCTTGTCACAAGCGACGGTCAGCAACGGGGGCAGCGCGGGGAAGAACATGCTGGAGTCGACCGGCTCGGTCTCGCCGTCGGGAATGTTATGCTTGTGGTTGTTGAACTGCCCGTTGATGGCGTTTGCCCAGGTCTCGATGAAATCAAGCCGCGCGTTCACCTTGTCGGCGCGGGCGATGAAGTCGGCGCCCGAGTCGGCGCCGAGATGTACGAGCCCGCTCGCCGAGTTGACGGTTATCGTTCCGTCCGCCGCGACGGTGAGCTGCGCGCCACTCGTGTGGCCGACGACGAGCCGCTCGGTCGAGGCCCCGGGGAGCGCCGAGCCCGTGGGGAAAAACCCAGGGAACGCGACGGCATCCGTCAGATCGTGCATGCGGAAATCGTCAGGATCGGCTTCGAGCCCCGGGGTGCCGGCCGCGTAGTTGTCGATGCTGCGCTCGCAGAACACCAGCAACACGAAATCCCCCGCAGCCAAGGGTAGCGTGACGAAGAACTGCCCGCAGCGCGGGAACATGATCGGCACGTCGGAAATCACAGGCAACGACTCGAGGAGCTCGCGCCCATCACTCGTGGCTACGCGCCGCTTGACCATCGGCTTGATATTGGCGGTCTGCGTCGCCGCGTTGTAGCTCTCGATGCGCCCAGGCAGTGCGGTGTGCAGGCTCTGCAACCGCGTCTCGATGGCCGCACGGATCCCTTCTGCCAGGCTCGGGGTGCGACTATTGGCGCGCGTGGTCATGCTGCGATGGCCTTTCCTTCGAGGTCAGCATACCAGTCTTGCCCCCAGGTGTCGCCAGTGAAGACAACGCGCTCGATGCGGTACATACCAGCCACCACAAGACCATCGATCGCGACAGCACGCCCGGGGAACAGACCGGGCTGAATCAGCGATCGTGCCTTCACGGTCCCATCATCCCCACGCTCGGGGGAGCCAACTAACCCCGATTCGTAGTTGAGCACAACCGCTTCCGTCGGCAGCGCTTCACCGGGCACCAACACTTGGATCTGGCCATCTTGAATCGACCACTCGTAACCAGCGAGCGCCATGAGCTTGTCGAATTGCTCCTCGGCTTTGCCCGACAGCACGAGCCCGCGCGCGAAGGCAGAAGTCGTGCCTTGATTGGTGCCAGGGGCAGAGCCACGCACGTTGCCGCGGCTGATCTGTTGCGTGAGATTCCCGAGAGGCAAGCCCATCGCCTTCGCTGCCGTCGTGATCGCTTCTTGCAGCGTGACCCCCGGCCCGCGTGATTCGTTGATGCGCGCGGAACTGTAGCGCGTACCACCGTCGAGAAGCTGGAGCTTGGTGATCCAATCAACCCCCGTGCGCTGGGATACGACCTTTTGCAGGTTGCCAGAGTATGCCTGGAATGAGCGCGCAGCATAGCCAAGAGCGATCGTGGTCGCGAGCGTCTTCGTGCTGTTCTCGGTCAGGAAAGATCGCGTTTCGGAGCTCAGGTTGTAAATCGTCAACTCCGCCGGGTTTGGATCTTTCGCAGTCATGCGCTCAATGCGGAAGCCTAGCCGCAGCGTGGGTTGAATCTTCCCGCTATCCGCCGCGGACGTGGCGATGCTCAGCCCACCGACATTGATTGCGAATTGCCGATTGAATAGCGCCGTCATCCCGTCGCCACGGCCGCCAGCACATCCGCTTGGTCAGCGTAGAAAAGCAGGATCTCCTCACCGAGATCCTCGAAGCCAGCCTCACGATCTTGATCGGTCGTGTCCATGACGGCAAGCTCCCCAGGCGGCCTGCGCGTATCCCGCAGCAACCGGGTCAGTGACATCCCCGTCACCACCTTGACCCCAGCACGGATCATTGAGCCGGCCACATCGAGCAGGTCAAAATACCAGAAGCCCTCGCGCTCGCTGAAACGAAAATCAAAGCGATAGGTGACACCTTCCAAATCAACCTGCATCGAGTAGTTCGCCAGGTCGGTGCGCGTAGGAATCACGAAGATGGCCATGACTAGAACCCCAACGACGTGCGCAAGCGCGCGAGCAACGAGACCGCTTTCTCGCTCTCGACGTTCTTGGCTTGCTGCGCGGCTTGCTTGCCGACCTTCACAAGCGGGCTGCGGGCTGCGGTAACAGGCACGGGCGCTTCGATACGCAGCGTTTCCGCAAAGCGGATCTCGCGCCAGGTCATTTGGAGCTCGGCGATGTTGCCCCGTGCAGCATCCCGCGGAGTGGTTAGCGCTACGAGCGCCATGTTCTCATATTGCACCAAGGTAGTCGCAAGCGTGCAGAGTGACCCCGTAGACATCAAGCGTTCGAGCTCGGCGAACGCATCTTCCGCGCGGCTACGGGGGTCGCCACCTGGCACCGAAGCGGTCGCACGCACCGAAGCGAGCAGCTTGATCGGTGTGTTGGAGATCACCCCAACGATGTCCAGCTCCCGCGGTTTGAAGCGGAGATGATCGGTCATGTCCGCCCCTTGCTCGACCGGGTGGTCCGTTGCCTCAACGCTGCGCCGATGCGTTTCGCTAATCGACGCCTCGAGCTCGATCACGGTGGTAACCGGGAACGTGCTTTCGATGATGACGAGCTGTGATCGTTGGGCGAAGGAAACCACGCGCTAGCCCCCTGCGATCGCGAAAGTCGAAAGCACGTTGCGGTTCTGGCGCTCGAGCACGGCCTCGACCCGTTGATCGAAGATGTCGCCCACCGCCTGGGGATCCGAGACGCCGCGTGCATCGACGGCGATCGAGACGTTGTTCGTTTGGCTGTTGGCCATGTTGCGAGTAGCCCCCGGTAAAGCCGCTGCGGCGGGCGCAGCCGCCAAGTTCGCAGGTGCTTTGCCGCCGGCGGGGGCAAAGAAATCAAGCGCAGCGTTGCCGATGCCCCCACCGAAACCCCCGAGCAGCTTCGAGACGCCAGGGATCTTCGACGCGATCCAATTGAGCACCTCTTCGATCTTGGTCTTCCAGAAGTCGACGGCCTCGACTACGGGCTTGCCGAGCGCAAGCCACATCTCCCCCCAGATCGCGAGCAGGTTCTTAGCGGCCTGCGCAGGGCCGAGCGTGAAGAACTCCACCAAGAACTGGAGCCCCGCAAGTACCGCGGCAATCGCGCCCCCCACGTAATCAGTGATAACGGACGCGAGCCATAGGAACCCGTCGACTACGCCACCCAGGAGCTCGCGCAACCATGGGAATTGATCCCCCAGCATCTTGAGCGATGCCACGAGATCCCCGATCACTGACTCCCCACCTTCGCGCCAAACCATGAAGTCTTCTATGATGAGCCCGATCAACGCGAGCAGCACCAAGAGCGGGCCGCCCGGCAGTGCCAGCAACGCAACTAGCGCAATGATGCCCGTGGTTACGCCAAGGATCTCGCTGTTGAGCTTCGACAGCCCCCCAACCCAGGAGAGGGTCACATCCGCCACGGTCAACAGGGAGCGCGCTACACCACCCACGAGCTGCCCGATGCTCTCGAGCGCGGTGGTGATGGTGGTGCGAACGAAGACCCCATGAGTCTCGATCAGCTTGGCCCATGCCCGGTTGATCATGGTAAGCACCGGCAGCAAACCCTTCCCGATCGCGTTGCGGATCCCTTTGAGGGTCGACGCCACATCCTTCTGCGAATCATCCCAGGCGCTCGCTTGCTGAATCAACGCGGTATCGAGCACATCACCGAGCGCCTGCGCGCGCTTGGCCTGCTCATCCATGTTCTTGCTGCCGAGCTTGAGCAACGGGATCAGGGCGGTTGCGGAACGACCAGCCAGCGCCAACACCAAGCCCAGGCGCTCATTCTCATCGCCGAGCGCGTTCGTGCCGTCGGCCAACTCGCGTAGGAGCACATCGCCAGTCTTAACCTTGCCGAGGCCGTCGCGCAGCTCGATCCCCGCGCGGCGGAAGCGCTCGGTCAACTCTTTGTTGCCATTCGCCGCTTCGAAGGCGTTGCGTGACAGGATGCGCAATCCCGCGCCGAGCTCTTCTTGCGAAACGTCGGCGCGGTCGGCCGCGAAGCGCAGCTCTTGCAGCGCCTGCGTACCGATGCCCAGGCGCTGCGCTGCGGTATCGAGCTCGTCGCCAGCACGGCCCACGCTCTCGGCGATGCCTTTGAGCACAACGGCCGCACCGATCGTGCTCGCCACCGCGGCCAAGCCTTTCAGCTTGGAGATGAAGCCACCGATCTGCTTATCGACGGTACCGGCCGATTGCTTGTCGACTTGGAAACCGAACAGCGCATAGAGCTCGCGGACGATCATGGTCAGCCTCTTCGCTTCGACGCTTGCCAATCGGCATCATCTTGCACTTCGAGCGCCTCATTCGCGTCTAGTAGCTCGTTCAAGTCCCAGTAGCTATCGATCTCCTGATACGTCGCAACCTGGCGCAGCACCAAGCGCCAGATCAACCAATCTTCGGCGAGGTGGGCGGGGAGTCGGACGTGGGCAGCTTCATTCCGAGGCCGACACGACCGATGCCGCCGAGAGTTTTTTTTAAGACCTCGCCATACTCGTTTTGCAGGCAGAAGCTCAGCCACTCCACGAGCGCAGCCATGCGGCCGCGGAAGTGCAGATCGAAGGAATCGGAGAGCTTGCCGCTTGTGACCACGGTCACTTCGGCGAACGACCCGAGCAGATCGTCGAGGAGTGCTTCGTCGAGCCGGTCGAATGCTTCGCCCGCCAGCTTCGAGAACAGCGCCCCATCGATCTCCGCGTCGAGCAGGCTGCCCGCGCCCTTCTTGATCGCACCTGCAACCCCAAGCGCCGGCACCGCGACCCCGCCGAGCTTGGCGAGCAGCTTGGCCGCCCGCTTCGCGGGCATATGGTAGACGGTGTATTCCACACCGTCGATCGTTTTCGTCTTGCCTTCGACTTGCGACACGGTGCGCCCCCTAGTTCCCGCCAACCAAGATGTCGATATCGTTGGACTCGATGATCCACTCGCGCTCGCTCGCCTCACGGGCGAACTCACCGGTTGCTTGCTTCACGAGCCAAGCGGTCTGCGCTTGAACAAGCGTGCGGCCAGAGAGATCCTTGATCAAGAGCGGGAAGACGCCATCCCCGCCGGGCGTCTTCTCGTCGACGTTGGCGATGGCCGAGAGGGCGTCGTTAGCGGCCGCGGATTGCAAGAGCGTCAGGGTCACGCGCCCCGAGCGATTGTTGCTCTTCGCGCGCGTAGCTTCCCCGTCCGCGCCGACCTGCAAGGTCCAGGCATCTTCGTTGCGCTCGACCGATAGGAACGTGGATTCCCCGCGCCCGGAGATCGGGATCCCCGCGAAGATGATCAGCACTTGTGCCGGGTCGTAGGTATGCAGAGGCATGGTTGCTTTCCTTTCGCCGCGTCCGTCGGCACTACACCGACAGGCGACCGCTAATGATCAGGTTGTGGATAGCGCCTGCGAGCGTGGCCGTGAAGGTCACATCGCGCAAGATCCGCGCGTTCTTGTCGGCACCAGAAACTGCCGAGGCAAGCGGCACTGTGACCGTCGGCGCAGGATCCGCGGCAAGCCCGCTCGTTTCAACCCCGCGCAGCAGAGCGCCGCGCACCTCGTTTTCGACGATCGCGATCCCCGAGTCGGTGAAGGCCGCTTTAGGCAGCGCGGCCAAACGCTCGAAGACCGACTCCTCGATGTCCGCTTGTAGCGAGTCGATGAAGCGCGTCACGTCGATGAACTCGCCGCTACTCGTCACGCCTTCGGCCGTGATGTTCACACCGGCCACAAGCTGGTAGTGGTTCGCCTTCTTGGCGTCGAGATTGGTTTGCTCGGTCGACGAAAGCGTGTCCGCCGCGATGCCGGTCAGCGTCTTGAACTTCCACGTTTCGGAACCCGGATCGAGGGGGAACACGCGGCCCACCCAGGCGGCCTCGGGGAAGGTGTGCGGCTTGGTACTCCACAAGAGAGCCGTGCGCGCGTAGTTGGCGGCCTCGAGATCGCTCGCCAGGTCCGTCGCGCTACCCGTCAGGATCTCATCGTCCGCGCATGAAGCGAGGTAGAACTTGCGCAAGGACTCCACCGCAGCCGCGACAAGCGCGATCTCGATTTCGCCGTGGGAGTCGGTGATCAAGCCATACCAAGAATCGTTGCCGTCGAGCGCAGTACGCACGGCGGTCAGGTCGGCCACGATGCCAGGATCGGGGGTGTTGTCTTTCTGCGTGAGCAACGCCCGCTTTTCCACTTCGAGCAGGAAAGGCGCGCCCGCCGTGTCTTGCGCGATGACAACCGACGTGCCGGGCCCGGTGTCGGTAGCGGTCACGGTGGGGCCGATATACTTCCACGTCACGGTCCCGTCGACGATGGCTTGCTTGGTGCCCGAGGGGCCCGTGGCGCCCGTCGTGCCGGCCACGACCGCCTGGTAGATGTTGCCATTCAGCTTGCGTCGATCCCCTACCACGTAAGGTGTAACTGTGAGCCAGATTGCCGGCATGAGCGCATTGATCGCAGTCTCGAGCCCCGCCGTGACTTCGGCAACCGTGGGGGCCGCATTGGTGGTAAAGGTCGCGACTTGATCGTTGATCGTGACCTTGTAAGCCGTCAAAGCGGGAGGGCTGGCGGTCGGGGTCAGCGTCACAGCGCGATCGACCGCGGAGTTGCGCCGCCCAACGACGATCGATGACACCTTGGGGTTCTGCGAAAAGATCGCGCTGGCTGCCTTGTGCGCGAAGTTCGAGGCGCCGAACCCGTCGGCCTCGAGCTCGGCGAGCGTTTCGTATACGCGAGCGCGCTCGGTGAATTGCGTGAAGTAGGAGAGGATCATCGGGATCCCGAAGCCGGTGCGCGCGACGGATGCCGTTTCCTTGGTGATGGTGACTTGCACGATGTCTTGCAGCGACATGGTTTCAATCTCCGATGGTGAACGTGGTACGCAAGGCGGCATCGACGCTTGTCGTGCCATCCGGTTTCTTGATGTCCAAGTCGACCTCGACTGTGGAAATGTAGCCCGTGCGTTCGGTAACGCTGGCCGCGAGGCCTAGGCGCACGTCCATGGCGGCGCGCGTGATCCAGGTATCTTCGATCGCTTCGCTCATGTCTTGCACCGGCATCTCTTCTATCACAGATAGGCCGGCAACCTTCAAGGCTTGAAGCACCGAGGGCAACCCGAGGCTCGATTGCGCCCGCGAAAGCATATCGCGCGGGTGGTTCGTCGGTAGCGCGTCCGCTTCTTTGGCGAATACCTGCACCGACAGCGTGATCTCCCGCAAGCCGCAGACCTCGATCCCGATCTCTTGCCCGAGCGATTGCCCCCCATCATAGGTTTGCCGTTGCTCATCTTGCCCCCCGACCTTGGTGGGGCCGCTCGTGATCTCGAGCACCGCGTAGGGATAGGCGGGCTGTGGGGAGTCTTGCTCGGCCCAGATAGTGGTCAAGCCCGTTGCCGCCGCGAGCCAATCGTAGAGCGCATCTTCGATCGTAGTCCATGCGATGGGGGAGGCAACCGGCGGCATACTACTGGCCCACCTTCACGGCGATCGCTTCCCAGTAGCGCCCGTGGTCGTTCCAATCGTTGACGGCATGCACCTCGTAGGTTTCGCCACCGTACTCGATCCGATCCGCCTCTTGCCCGGCCTCGGGATCGCCCGTGCGCAGGAGCACTGGGCAAAAGATCTTGACCGCCTGCTTCGTGCGGAAGCCCTCGGGGAGCATCTCGAGATCCTTCGGCTGCAAGGGCTGCAATGAGGCGTTCGCCTCGACGATTGTGGTATCGCTACCGACCGGCACATAGCGCCCCTTCGTGTAGACACCTGTAGCCTTGCGCTTGACCGTGATCGACGTGCGGAAGCGGGGCAGAATCCGAGCCGCGTTGAGCGTCTTCATCCGGTGCCCTCTACCACGACCACACGGATCGCGTTGCGTAGCTGCCCGGTGTCGATGAGTGGTGTGGTCTCGCCCTTCTTGCGCTCGATCGTCGCATCCTGCAATGCAGGTGGGATCCCTTCGTTAATCTTGTCGAGCACGTCGCTCCGGTACTGCTCCCCCAGTAGCAGGAGCTCACCAGTGAGCTTGGCGCCGTCGAGGGCCCGCCGTGCAATACCATCGAGCTCGCGCTGATAGGCGCGCTGGTGTTCGTCGAAGGTCGAACGCAAAAACGACCGTTGCGGGATCGAGCGCGTAGGTGAGCCGAACTCGTGGACCGCAGCGATCATCGCATTGGTCTCGCCACCCTCCTCGCGGCTCGAATCGCCTTGGATCCCGACCTGCGCCACTGGCCCCTTGCGCGAGGTGGCCATCTTGCCGAAGGCCTTGCGGATCCTGGCCCAACCGCGATCGTGGTCTCGCAAGCGCGCGCCCATCATGCTGTCCAATCGTCGGGGTCGTCGGCCCGTTCGTCGAAGGCCGCGGGGTTGTCGTCTTGCCCGATGGTGAAAGAGGGTTGCACGAGCTCGCTATCGAGATCGAGCGTTTCCTTCTGCGTCTTGTCGATGCCACCGAAGATCGGTTGCGCCAACCGCCCAAGGCTCTGCCGTAGGCGCTTGGCTAGGGCAATGTACGCCGAGGCCTTCTGGCTCGCCGACTCCGATACTTGCCCCACGGTCGCGTCAGCTTCCCGCGCGAACTTGGCCGCGATGGCATCACATACGATCGCGGCCGCAGAAACGGGGTTCGGCTGGGATGCCAGCACGTAGGTGATCTCCTCGTCTTGCACGAGTTGCTGCGTCGTATCGGTGTCGCCGCAGTAGAAGCGCGTCGCGTGGAGCGAGGTGGTGATCGGCAGGGCGTAGGTCCACGTCATGGCCTACCTCTCACGAGCTACGCCATGCCGCGCAAGATCGCGTCGATGACGTTTCCTTTGGTCATGCCCGGGGCTACCTCCACACCAATCCGCGCGGCGAGATCGAGCAGCTCAGCCTTGCTCAGTGCTCGCAGCTCTTCGCGTGCGGTGGTCTCGACCGCGACCACGGGGGTCACTTCCGGGGGCAGCGGTGCGGGCGTCACCACGGGCGTGGAGGTGGGCGCAACGGGGCTTCCCGCGGCGCCCACCCAACGACCATTGACGATCTCGCTTGCCGGCACCTCTTTGATATGCCGACTCCCTACCCAAGCGGGTAGGTTCCGCCAACCGTCCGCCTCGGGCAAATAGTCACCGCGCTGGCGCGGGCCAATCGCAGTGACCATTGCCTTCAGAGCCACGTAAGGCATGACTTACGCCACGGCCTCATTGAAGAACGCGCCGAGCTCCGGGGCGATCATCTTGAGGTCATAGGCCATTTCGCCCTCGACGCGGTCTGAGCGCAGGTGCTCCATGCGGAACCGGCTCACGCGCTGCCCGGAGGGGCCTGCTCCCGTGTAGCCAGTCCACGAGAAGGTGTAACCGGCCGACGGCACGAGCAACGAAGGTTGCGGGGCCGCGTACACCAAGAGCGCATCCTGCTTGTCAGCGATGTAGTTCAGCGCATCCGCGGCACCTTCGATCGCGGTGTTTTGGATCGCCTCGGCCTCGAGCACCTTCTCGAGCCCCAGCACAGCCGCCATGAGCTCCAGCGTCACGACGCCTTGCTGGGTGTACTTGATCCGATCCAAGAACTCGGGGTGATTCTTGAGAATGCTCGCGACAGACTTCCCCATGACGAAGCGGTTGGGCTTATAGCCCGTCTTCGCCTGCACCGAGTCAATCTGCGCTTGGATGTCTTCGATCGGCGTCGAACCGGCCGCACTCCAGAGCGTGCCGGGCGTGATGTCGCCGCCAGTGGTGGAGCCCGTCCACTTGCTGGTGGTGAAATACGCGGCCGCCCAATCGCGCTCACGCTTGATCACAAGCGCGCGAGTCACGAACTCGCTGGCGTTGCGGTCCAGATCGATCATGGCGTCCGCGTTGCCGCGCAGCATGTCGTCGATGTCTTTGTGCAAGGCGATCGGCTTACAGAAATAGGTCGGCGTGCTGTCGATCGAGTAGCCCGATCCGGCTGACTCGGTTCCCGGTGCTCGATCTTGCGCATCGCTGCGGAACCATGCCCCCTTGGGATACGTGACGTAGCGATCCGACTGCTTCGTAACCGGGACGTTGGGGAAAACCTTGTCCGCAACCATCGTGTCGAGGCTGGGCAAGAAGGCGATCGAGATCGCGGTCAACGGTTGGTTGACGTGAACATCACCAGCCGTGGGCTGCCCCTTGAAGATCGGCGCGGCACCGAACTGTGCGGGATTCTCCAGCAGATACTTCTGGTAGAACTCCCGGCCCGCGTGCGTGCGCAGGAAGTCGCTCAGGTTCTCCGCCTTCTCGATCTGCTCGAGGAAATTGCTCCCGAGCATCCAAGGCTCGCGGTGCTTCTTGATGCTTTGAACGGTCATGGTCTCTGCTCCTCGAAGGCCTGCGGCCTCGTGCT